TTTCAATCACGTTATTTTTTCTTTTTTTATCGATTCATAGCGACTCCAAACGTGTTTTTTTTATAGTAAATCAAAACTATCAATTTGTTATCTTTTGCATATCTGTCTTTTTTCAAAACTATCTATTTGTTATGTTATCACTATCAATTTGTTATATTATCGCTATCAATTTGTTATATTTAAAAATGTGGATAACTCATACAACCTCAGTGTTTACAAGGCTTCCAAGACTTACGTTTTTGTTGCCTAATTATATAAATTAGGTAAATGTTCATTTTATATCTATCTATATAGCCGATTCAAAAATATCAAAATGTTATATTTAATTAAATGGAAGGTCCTCATCTATATTATCTGTACTACCGGAAAAGTTTTCGGGAGAAGTTGAATTTATATGATTTTCTGCTTTGCTTTGTGCAAATTCCTGCTCTTCTATAACTATTTCAGTAGTGTGTATTTTCACCCCATCTTTATTAATATAACTTCCTGTTTGAATACGTCCGGAAATAGCAATCCGCATTCCTTTTCGGAAATATTTCTCTATAAATTCCGCAGTATTTCTAAATGCGGTGCAATTGATAAAATCAGCGGTCTGCTGGTCCTTATCCTTTTTTGCAAATCTTCTGTCAACAGCAAGAGAAAATTTCGCTACCGCCATTGAATTATTGCCCTGTGTGTATCTCACGTCCGCATCTTTCACAAATCTACCTGTTAGAATTACCTTATTCATTCTTTAACCTCTTGCTTTCTGATATATGTTTTCTTACTTCTTCGTTTCTTTTTGCTCCCAAATGATGGTATTTGGTATGTCCTGCAAAAGTCATCATGCATAAATTTTCTATTCTATTATCATTTTTTATGCCGTTAAGATGGTGTATGCAGCAGCACGGCGGTATTTCTATTCCGGTTTCTCTTTCGTATACTGCTATATGTTCCATGACATATCCGCTACTATCCGCTCTTTTATGCTCCGGCATCAAAATCTGAACATATCCTTTTCTTGTTAATCTTCTTCCACCGTTCCATGCACTTGAATTCTCACGTCTTTTTGCGCTCGACCTGTTTTTGAACTCTATTTCTTTGCTTCTCCACAAGCCAAGTTGCCTAGCTTTTTTATAAATAGCAATAAACGTCTTGCTCGGAAATAATCTTACCAATTCTTCGTTTGTAGAATTTAGATACTTTGTTTTTAGTAATTCTGTTTCATGATCCGTCCACGTATGGCTCATTTCATTCCACCTTCCTAAAACGGGCATTCGCCCGGATTTTTTAATTCCCAGTATTTTCCTGGTTCTGCAACATCTACATTTACTCTGGGAACCACTGCTTTCATCTTCTCGATAAATTTACCGGCATCTGCATTTCCGTTTGATAAATGGCACATAATCACGTTCTGCAACTGATCCGATGCATTCGCTTTCACAAATTCGCAAGATGTATCAATGCTCATGTGTCCTCTAATAACATGGTTATTTTTTGTATCATTACTGGCAAGCACTTCATTGTCATAATTAACGCCCAACAAAATATGGTTTACATTATGAAATCTCCATTTACAAAGTTCTGTATCTGTTACATACACAAGTTTACCCATTTCTCTGTGCGTAATTAAAAATCCATAGCAGGGGCACGGTTCTCCGCTGGTATCCGTATGTGTCCAATCGCCAGCCAATGTGGTTAAATCAAAGGCTTGTATTATAAATTCTGTGCCTATTTCCATGGGTTCTTTTCTTATATACGGGGCATACACCGGTATTCCCATAGCTTTAAAATCTTTAATCGCCAACGAATGATCTAAATGCCGATGAGTTACAACCGTTCCTACAACACTAGATATTTTCCAGTCAATACCTTTTTTTATAGTCTTTTCTGTCACACCCAGATCAAGCAGAAGAATTTCTCCTGTACTGCTAATCAGCGCATGGCAATTACCGGAAGATCCAGTTGCTATCGTTCTCAAAATCATTTCATCACCTTGTTTTCTATCTAATGCCTTCTACATGGTATCTTCCATAACCGCTGCTTATACCGCTTCCAATTCCGTTGCCAAAACCAGCAAGGTTAATAATGTTTACGATCTGTTCAATAGAAAAAGCGTTTTCTGTATATTGAATTGTGAATGCGGCACTCCAACCGCTAAACCTATTAAGATGCACTAGTACCGGGCTACCTTTCTTTGGAGACATCAACTTTTCATCAATATAGTGTTCTGCAAACTTGATAGGCACCAAATCGCCTTTTGCAATAATATTCACTCCTGCATTAAACTTTGTTGCGTAAGTGTCGATTTTGTTCTGAACTACCGCCTGACCGAATGACTTTTTAAGCCCAAATCCTGTAATGCAAGGCGCATTTTCTTTTAAGGCTTGTGCAAGCCCTTCTTCCGAAAAATCAGTAGGCTTTCCGTTATACCAGTGCATTGAAGTAATGATTGCTTCCCACAGATTGGGCTTTGCTGTATCTTTCGCCTTATCCTTACGCTTATCAATCAAATCCTTCGCATTTACATCATTCATCTTGTTGAGAATTAAATCACCATCACCTACGATAGTGATTTCTGCTGTCTTAACGTTTAACGGTTTGATTTCTATTACTTCTGTTTTTGCCATATTATATAATTCCTTTCGTTTTAAGCTTTTACTGATAGCACTTTCTAAGCGATATGATGTTTTGCAGTTTTATTTATTGTATTGATATGTGCTTTGACTTCCTGTTTTGTTATGCTGGTGGTATCATACCGCCTATAAAATGCTATCAGCGTGTACTTATAATCAAGTGCTTAACAAGTGAGATAAAGTGTCCTATGCTTTGCTTTATTTTCCTGTTTTATTTTGTCCTGTTTTCTCAATATTTTATAAAAAGCTGTTATTTAATAGGTGTTTACCTCACCTATTAAGCACTTGAAGATAAGATTTATTATGTTCTTATATTGTGTCTATCGCTTCAAATACTGCTTCTAATTCGGTAAGCGTCTCATATCTCCGTCTAAAACTTTCCAATTCAGCTTTGGCCCTTGCAAGCAACTGCTGGTATTGATTTTCCTGCACCAAGAATCGTTTTGTAGGCTGATATACTGACTTTTCTGCTGTTATTTGGAAGCATCGTACTGGCTGCTCTTCCTTTGCTTTCGGAGCATATACAAGGTTTATAATTATTGCTCTTGCCTGCTGCAATCTGTACTTTTCGGCAGCTAAATCATTGTTCCATTCAAAGCACTTATGAAGCTCCGAATTTTCATCTTTCGCTTTTTCGAGTACTTCCTGCGGAGTAATACTGTTTTCGCCTATTTCATCCGCTACCTTTTGTGCGTCAGCCTTGTAAATTCCTTTGATTTTCCATTCCGCCTTCATATTTTCACCTCATCGTCTGCCGGAAACCGAAACACTCTTGGGACATCAAAAAATTCATAAAAAGTTTCATGGTTTGTTGCACGTATATAGTCCAGATACTTTTCTCTCAACATCTCCATAGCTTTTTCTGCTTTCTCTACAGTAGAGTATTCAGCAAGCTTTATATCATCTATTAGCTGTTCGACCCCCGTTAAGTTTTTATTCAAAAAATAAATCTTTTCCTGGAATCTTTGAATAGCCACCATTTCATACGGGATATCAATCGTCCCGTCCTGTGAAATTACTCTCATAACCCTCTCCTCTAAATTTCAGTTTTCCATATCAAACTCTTCGCAAATTTCCTCGTAATACCTTTTTTCATCCGCAAAATGATCGTACACCATTTCCTCTACCATCATTTTGGCATCATGCTCACACATTTCCTTGCCGGTCAGCAAGTCCCAGTCTGTATCGAACACATTCGATATTGTAAGCCAATTTCCCTCTGAATCTCTAAACAACTCCACTATGACTTTGGGATCATCTCCATGATGCCCGAACACAAGCGTGTGAACCACTGCGCCGGATGGTTCTTTGTTCTCTACCCACTTTTTCATAGTATCCTCCAAATCTTAATTTACCTGTGTAACAGTTTCAGGTTTAACTTCATTAAACTCTTTTGAATTATTCTTCACAGTCAATGCTTTAAATTTAACCATGTTACCTCCAAGTCTTAATTACTTTCGTTCCTAGAGTTATCAGTTCAACTATTTCATAAACTCAGGTAATACCTGCTGCCCATCTGGCTCTTCTGCTGGTTCAGGCTTTTCAGACTCAGGTTCAAAAACAACCATATTTGCATTGGCTGCAATTTCTTTTTGAGCCCGTATCTGCATTTCTTCCATCGGATATTCTTTAAAGTCATTGTCCTGCATTTCCTCTTTTGTATACAGTCCCATAGTCAATTCGGGGCAATTAAGGCTAGAAAAGAAAGATGCAGCTCTGTAACGAAGCATCAGCTGTGGCATGGTTTTCCATTTGCTTCCATTTTTAGAAAGCCAGCCTTCATCTTTTGCCATATCCATATCAACAGTCATACCTTCAACTCGTCTGCCGTTCTTCATTGTCCATGCCATGCAAGAAAATGGCTTCCCGTCCTTGCCCTTCGTTTCCTCAAACTGCAATTCCATGTCAAATTTTCCAGAATTGTTAATAGCTGCAATCAAGAATTTAGAACTCCATGACGGTCTTCCCTGGATAACATAAAGATTCTGCATAACCATAAGCGGACTAACCTTAAGCCGATTGGCCTGCTCTATTGCAATCAAACAGTTTGCATCATTTCTCTGAAATGTAGCCGGAACAATTGTAGAACTCGAAAGCGCTTTAGCCATTTGCATAGCCATAATGAAGTTATCTGACGTTCCAAAAATTCCAAGGCTGTAGTCTGTCACCTTGTTTCTTGCCTGAACTGCCTCTTTCTTTTCCTCTGATACTGCCATCTGTGTATCTGTCATCTATTTTCCCTCCATTGATTCTTTTACATACAAATCCATTGAATAGCACAGTTTAATGCAATTTCCATGTAATGCATGGTTTTTCCAAGCATTATATTTTTCGTAAAACTTCTCTTCTGGCATTTTTCCAACCTTAACCAGCTCTATCCATTTATGGATGTTTTTCCTGGATCTACGTTTGTTGCTGCCATTCAATTTCCTTATATATTTGCCCTCAGCCGTTACATAATGATGAAAACCTGTAAAAGATATCCCGCACTTAAACGGAACTATTTGTGTTTTCCCATTTAGTTCCAATCTAAGGTTTGCTAAAGTTTGCCTTATCTGGTCTAAGCACATCTTCAAATACCCTTTGTCTGGATGAATTAAATAAAAATCATCCATATATCTTCCGTATCTGGAAATTTTGAGATTTTCTGTAATAATATGATCCATTTCATCCAGCATCAGAAGCGCATATACCTGTGCTACCTGATTTCCAAGAGGAATTCCCAAACCTTCTGTGCTGTCAATAAATAAATGGTTCAGCCATTTTACGTACTCATCTGGTAAATGATAATCTACAATCTGCTTGAGGATTTCGTGATCTATCTGGTAGAAAAACTTTCTGATATCACACTTAAGGATCCAGCCAGAAAGTCCATACTGACTGTAAAAATCTAGCATCTGTTCTTTCAGACAATCCATTCCAAAATGAGTGCCTTTTCCCTCTTGCCCGGCATAATTCGTTCTGATAAAACGATTCTTTAATACCGGATGCAGAACTTCATCACAAAGACAATGCTGCACTACTTTGTCTTTAAAAGAACACGATTTAATCACCCGTTCTTTAGGCTCATATATTTTAAATTCATTGTACGAATTCATACTATATGTCTGATTTTCCAGTTGCTCTTTTAACAGGTGCAAACCTTCCAAATTCATAGTCTGAAATTTTGCACAGCTACTATTAAAACCTTTTCCAGACTTAGCTTTCCTATACGCTTTATACAGGTTCTCATAACTGCATATAACATCTTTATACATTGTAAAAATTCCTTTGTATTTACCCTTCCTGGGAGGGTCATGAGCTTTTTTGTATCTTTTACTGATTTCGGCTTAATGCCTACTCTTACTATCTGTGTGATACAGAATGGACGAACACCGTCGTTGTTATTGTAGTTGTTGTTGTTGATATTGCCAGAAGGAGAAACAACGGTTTGTACAGCTCACAGCCCAATTACTTATCTTTCTTTGTCCTTCGTTCTCCAAGCAATCGCCATATGCTTAATATCAGACACCATTTTTGACCAATATTCCATGCTTTTCACATTGATAATATTTAACTTCATGGACAATTCAATGTAAAACAGAAGCTCATCGCAATGCGTGATTGCTTTGGTTTGCAATTCTGATCGGTCCCTGCGATATGACTTCAAATCGGTTCTGTTTGCTTCATACAGATACTCATAAATTTCAAGAGCCTTATTCTGCATTTTATCTACAAGAGAAAATCTGTATTTCTTCGGATACCGGTTACAATTTGAAGTCACTCGCAAGGTATGTTCCGCCAGTTCTTTTGCTTTAAGTATTACTTTTAAATCATTTTCTGGCATTTACTTATTCCTCTGATTCAAAGATTGAAGAGGAAAAGATACAGAATGGACGAACACCGACGCGGATACTGTAGTAGCGGCTGCCGATAAAGCCAGATGGAGAAACAACGGCTACTGTACTGGAATAATCATTACATGGTGTACTCCACGGGCTAATTAACCACCACCATTTATTTGCATTAGGAATGTATTTCCTATATTTTCTGTACTCATCTACTGTCAGAAGCGACACTTTATCAGTGCATGATCCGTATTCTGTCTGACCGTCAAGAGAAAGGAGATTTCTTTCAAACCCTAATACATTTCCTTCTCCTATTTCTTTTTCCAGCTTTTCTAAAAATTCTTTGTTCAGATAACTTCTCAGTTTACTTGTTGCCCAGTTGTTATCGTCAGAATCAAACTCTTTATTCCCTATAGATTCTGCCAGGCACACATATCCCTCACCTGCAATATTCAGAATTTTCCATGTTGTTCCGGCAAGCTGAAATTCATCTCCGATTGAAAGTCCAGCTGGTAACTTCTTGTTCTTAGAATTATTACCATTCAATGCATTAATTTCTTTTTTTAACTCATCGATCTGATCCTGAAGTGCTTTCATTGTTAATGCCATAATTATTCTCCCTTCGATACAAAGATATGAGATTTTAAGATACAGAATGGACGAACACCGTTGTAGCCATAGTAGTCGTCGTGGGTGACATTGCCGGAAGACGAAACAACGGCGACTGAATATTCCAAACCACGTTCTTTGGTGCTCCATGGGGTGCATGTCCACCACCAGTCACCCAGGTCTTTATTGACAAGCAGATCATTATACTTTCTGGCTTCATCAAAGGTAATCGGTCTTACCTTGCATACACAGTCTTCAAATTCGTGCTGCATATCCACTGATGTAAGGTTTACTTTATGTTCAACCAGGTTCTCTGCGCCAAGCGCATTTTCAATGATTGGCTGAATATCAGCTTCAATCATTTTTTTAAGGCTTGATTTGTTGTAATCTTTCGTATTTCGGTCGAATACAACGTCCTCTGCCATAAATTCTTTTGAAATAACTTTTGTTGTCTGACTAGAACCATCCTGATCCAGCACGATAAAATCATGCTCCCCGATCTTAAATGTTTCCCTAGGCTTCAGTTCTGACAGCCTTACTTTGTTCTTTTTCTCTGCTTCTTCCAACTGCTTTACTAACTCTCTTGCCATATCTAAAGCTTTGCTCATTTTTGTTTCCTCCCTCGCTAAATCGCATTAAATAACTGAACCGCAAACAGCTCATTAACAAATTTTTTGTAAACCTTTCCATCCATTTTTACACAATACTGGAATCCGTCATTTTCAAGGGTGACTTTGCATGGTTTCCCCTTCTCTGTAGCAATCCATTTGTCCATGATTACCATAATTTATCCCTCCACTTTTAATTTTGTATTATCGTTTACAACTAACATAATCAGCTGACCGTTAACCATATTAGAAACCTTTTTCTGGTTTTCAGAATCCAAGGATTCACAGTCATCCACCCAGATTGGAACTGATATTCCGGCAATTTCCTGTACACTCTGGCAAATATCAGCTCTACCCAAGATCCGATTTCCCTTGTTGCTAATCGTTGTAAGGATAGATTTTCCGTCAACCATAGGAATACAGGTTGACTTATAATTTCCATTCTTTGCAGTTTCAAATAACTGCCACTGGACTAATTTGAATTTCTGGTTAATCTGGTTTGAAAACTCCTCATTCTTAGCTTTTTCTAATTCAGTAAGCAGATAGAGGACTTTTTCTGCATCAGCCTGCTGCTGCACCATGTCAGTTCTCTTTTCTTTTAACCCTTCCAGACGCTTTTCTTCGGCTTCCGTATTTGCCATGAGGATTTTTGATTCACAGCCAGAAAGTTCTTCTCTTAGCTCCTGTTCTTCTTCCTTAAGCGCCTTTCGATACTCTGAAGTGTCTTCCATGCTCTTCAGAAGCTTTTCTTTTTCGGCAATCTGTTTTGTGATCTCCTGATATTCAGCTGTATCGGATATATCAATCTTTTCAGGAAGTTTTGAAAACTTATCTTCCAATTCTTTTGCCTCTAAAGTCACTGCATCACGCTCAGCTTTTCGCTCTTCCAAATCTAATCTCAACTGTTCTAAATCTTTTGTTTTTTTCTCTAACTGATCTTTGGTATTATTTCCGTCTGCGGTAATCGAAGCAAGTAAATCCGCTTTTTCCTTTTCAAAATTGGCAAAAAGTTCTACCTTTTTCTCTTCCGGGTAAAGCTGCTTGCAGTATGGGCAAACAAGCGAGGTTTCATCCAGTTTCCGTTCATTTTCTTCTTTCCACTCTATACGGATGCCTTCCAGCTTTCCTTTTAACCGATCAATAGCGGCTACAGCCGCAGAAATTTGGGTTTCTATAGCATTTATACCTATCTGTAATTCGCCACGATCCGATATCTTTAGCGCAGAAGCGCTCAACAGTTTAGCTCTTTCTTCCACTAATGCCTCGTTTGCTTTTTTTTCAAGCCCAGACAGTTCCATTTTTAGCTCTAAAACACCGTCTGTCAGCTCATTATAATTCTTATAAAGTTTTTCGCTTTCAAGCTGCTTATCAGCGTTTTCCTGAATTTTCTGCTTAAGGCAGTTTTTCTGTACTTCCAAATCAGATACGTTCATATCTGACTTGGCTTTAATATCCGCTTCCTTTTCTTTAATCTGTCCCTCTAATATGGGAAGCTCTTTTTTAATATCAGCTACTTTTTTCTTATTCATAGCCGATAATTCCTCTACAGAATATTTTTCAAGCAGCACTCCCAATTCTGCCAGATCTGGATATTTGTTTGTCACAGACGCATCCGGAATGTCTTTGACTGTCTGGAATAAAAACTTGCGGACCTCATCCGGTTTCTGATTAAGGAATGCATTGATATTGCTTGACATCTTAAAAGCGTTATCAACTTCCAGGTATTCATTAAATGCCGTTTTAGTTTTCGGAACATCATTAATGAAATATTTGTTATCATCTTTATATGAGCTTCCGTCTTTGATATAGGTACGCTTCTGCACCTTGCGAACTGTAATCTCTCTTCCGTCCATATCCAGAACCAGAGTTACTTCCACATCACCGTCTACCGGTGATCCATTTACCTCACGCCTAACAACTGGATTACTCCTCATTTCATAATCGCAGTCAAACAGACACCATGTATATGCGCTTGCAATGCTGGACTTGCCCCTCCCATTTGCCCCTGAAATGACGGTCTTATCATGGAAATCAAAGCCCTGCTCTTCATAACACATGAAGTTTTTGAGGTGCATGCTTAAGAGTTTAATCCTCATTCGTCTTTACCGCCTTTCTTTCAACTCCCAGAATAGCCCTCACGACTTCATCTGAGATATAACCGCAGGTTTCAAAAACTTCTTTAAGGACATTAAGCCTAGCTTGTTTGTCAGCTAATACTTCATACTCAGATTTAGTAAGCAGAACGGTTCTGCTATTTTTGTTTTCATCCATCTATCCCTGTCTCCTCGCTCTTTTAAATTTGTCCACGATTTTTCTTTTATTCGTGACCTTGTTAATGAGTTTCAAATAAAACTCTTTTTCTTCCACCAGCATCCATTCACTGGCGTTTAAATAGGCTGCTGAAACAGCTTCTTTCTGCGACCGGGTTAATTTCTTCGGCTGCTTCATTTTTTATGTCTCCAGGTTTTCCATGCTGTGTAAAACAGCCAAACAACCGCTGCCACAAATTCAGCTTCGACCGTTGTTATTACTCCGGCCCAAAATGGATCAATATACACTATTCAATCTCCTTTCTTATCTGATCAGCACCCACGCTGCCAGTGCTGCTCCTGCCAGTATCAATCCCATTGATACCATGATTAAATCTACAACCAGGTATGCCATTGATACCCAATCCACCTTTCTCTTGCTTTTTTCAGCCTTAATTGCCACGTAGCTTACGCCAAGCGGGCAATCATGATTTTTCATCTTTGCCATTTTTCCAATACCTTTCTTGTGGTATAATCTCCTTATCATTTAACAAGGAGGTGAATTAAAATGTTTATTAAAATCAGAATTTCTTGCCCTTGCCATTGCTCATATATCGTGAATGAGAATATCAATTCCGACAAAGTTGTTTGCCCCAACTGTGGAAGTGAATATCCTTACTCCGAAAAATTAGCATCTATGCTCAGATTGGCAAAAGAGATACCTGAAGGTGAGTGTCTTTCAGAACATTCCGTTCGGGTTATTTCTCTTTCGGAAGATATGAACAGCCGTCAATAACTAACTTCATATATTCCAGAAACCCTTTAGCAACCGTAGCGGTCAGATTATTTTCAGCAATTAGCATTTTTACATTCTTTTCTAATTCTGATGCTTGCTGACCGTTACATTGCCGGTAATAGGAATAATGTTTTCCTTCATACGTCTTTTCAAGTTCATCTGCTGTTAATGCATATGGAGACATATTTTTTCACCCTCTTTCTACTTCAAAGTCAAAAACAAAACGGTCGATATACCTGCAATAAAACCTAATGCAGTAACAATGTTATTGTCATTCTTCATATGTATTCAATTTTTCCTTTCTTATGCTGTTTTCTCCGCATCCAGTATTTTCTTTCTGATTGTGTCAACGCCTTTCTGGTACACCAGTGTCTTAGTAGATACACACTGCTCACCGTTTTTGGAATACTTCTGTTCGATTACTCGAAACCAGCCGCAGTCAATGTATCTCTGGTATGGTACATTCCACCTATCCAAAATCCCACTACTTCTGAGAAATTCAAATAGATTGTTTCTGCCATATCCTTTAATTCCCAGAACCTTTGAAACCTCATTCATGGAAATTGCGGTCTTGCTATCTGCCACTGCATCAAAAAACTCTGCTTTTGGCTTCATCTGCTCAATCTGCCTGTCTTTCTGAGAAATGATATTCTGTGCCACTATCAATGCGTTGGCTACAATCTGCTCCGGTGTAAGATTTTCCTGGTTGGCAATGTAGCCACCGTTCTTACGAATAGATGGGAGGACTTCATCAAAAATCCAGTGTTCAAATTCATCCGCTTTGGGCAACTGCGATTTAATGACAAGTCTGTAAACATCACCCTCTGGAATGATTTTTAACTCCTGTTCTCCACCTTCTGTAAGGTAGCGGTGTTTCAGCGCCCCCTTACAATGCCTTGAAATTGCATCTTTGGGGACTGAATAACCAAGTGCTCTTGCTACATCATTGGCTACAAAATAAGGTTTCCCGTCAATTTCTAGCGTTCTCACGCTACCAAAATCAGCATTGTTAAAAACCTGCAAATCGTTCATCTTCTCACTTCCTCTCCATAAATAATATGCCGACCTAATCAACAAACTGCTTTACATCTACACCCAGATAGTCAGCAATCATTACCATAGTGTCCAACTTAGGTTTACTTTTGTCGTTTTTCCAGTCAGAAAGCAACATAGGTGAAATTCCCAAGTCTACTGCTACCCTGTACGGAGTAATTCCTTTTTTGCTGATAATCTCGCAAAATCTTCCATAAGAGCTTCCGTATTTTTTTTCTTTCTCCAAAATCCATACTCCTTTCCTTAAAATCTCTTGAATTTATTAAGGAAATCCATTATAATACTATCTGTCAGAACAATATATAATCACCTAATTTTTGCCTAGGTTTTAAGGGTTTCCTTAATCTAGGTCTAGTATATTATGGTTTTCTTTAAAAGTCAACAACATTTTTAAAGTTTTCCGTAATTTTTTTGAGGTAAATTTTATGTATGAACATTATCAAGAATTGCTAGACAAAAAAGGACTTAAAAATGCAGATGTGGCAAGGGCAGCTGATGTTTCCAATATGACGTTGTCCGACTGGAAAAGAGGAAAAACCACGCCCAAAACTGATACAATGCAAAAAATTGCAAACTATCTTGGGACTACTGTAGAATATCTATTAACCGGGGAAGAAAAAGCCCCTAATGAATTACCGGATCAGTCAGAATTATGGAAGAAAATTCGCCATGATGAAGCATTGCTAAATGCTTTAGAAAAGTACATGCAGCTTTCAGACAAAAAGAAAAAGCACGTCCTTAATACGATTGACGTGCTTAGTGAGGTGTAATTATGAGTTGTATATCTAAGAAATTCGCAGGATTTTGTCCTACTCAACAGAAAGAATACTCTGTTTTAGTAGAATATTATGGTGACGGTATTCTGGAAGAAAAAGAAACTTTTTCCAGAGGTCGTTTTGACTGTAGTTATCAAAAAAGCTATGGATGTCCACAAGCAAATAAATGCCCTATTATGGCAAAGGCTCCATATAATATGACCTGATACTATACGTCTATTTCGTTTCCAGCATCATTAATAAGTGTTATCTTCATGTCTCCGTAGCCTTTATGCCGTAAAATCCCCAAACAATCTACGCTTATATTTATGGCATTTAGGTCTACGGTCAATGTTGGGGAACCAGAATTATCTTGTTTAAGTTCAAAGCTACGAACTCCTTTTAATTTTGTCCCGTCAACAAAAATTTCCGTGTATCCTTTTTTGATATTTGATTTGATTTCGATATTGGAATAATTATCTATCATTATAATCCTCCTTAATAATATCTTCTACAATTTTGAAAATATAAATGAGAATATCTTTTCTATTTACGTTTTTTACCATTTCAATGATTTTCTTCCGATACTCTTCTTTTTCCTCCACTAAAAGTCCCTCCAATTCATCCAATCCACACGAACTATGTAGCGATAACCGCATTATAGAACATATGTTCGATTATGTCAAGATAGCATCGGGGACACCGATACAAAATCAATGCCCCCAAGCCAGAAGTTGATTATCCATTTTACTGGACACTTCTAGTATATGCACTTAGTTAGAGAAGTATTACTACTGAAATTATTTTTCCAAAGCTTTTAAAACTTCTTGTTTTTCTTCAACAGTAAGTTTTGAATAGCCAGAAATGATTTTAACCGGATCATATCCTCTTTCTTTCTGCTTTTTCATTGCTAATACAATAATTCTTTTCTGTACTTCTGTCATCATTCTACAGCACCCCCGATCACGTCAGACAAAGCAATTGTCAAATCATCATTCGTAGATTGTAAATCAGTGGTAATTTGTTTTAAGGTTGCATTATCGCTAGTAAGTTGATTTATTTTCTCTTCCTCGGAAGGAATATACTCTGCTGGTTCTTCTGAACCATCTAACCCGACCATGTAGTATATGCTATTTTTCTTCTTGTCACCAGCAGATACCAACCATTTATATTCTTCTGCCGCCGCATTGTCTCCATACACTGCTCTTGTAATTTTATTCGCATCTTCATAATTCATAAACATGGCAATGTTTCTTACAATTCCATCACCATCAAGCATAATGTACGGTCTTGATAATTCTCTTTTCATGCTGTCTCCTTAATATAATATAACAATAATTATGCCTGACCCTCCAGCGCCACCGGCGCCGCCTGTATAGTCATAGCCGCCACCGCCTCCACCTCCGCCAGAGCCGGAGTTCGCAGCAGCGTCACGCCCAGCTTCTGCATAAGCATAACCATAGCCCTCTGACTCGCTACCACCTATTCTGTAACATCCGCGTCCACCATTTCCACCGCCGTAATCTCCGCCGGTGCCTCCATATCTAGGGGTTCGTCCTCCGGTTCCTTCTCCACCACTGGCGCCACCGCCAGAGTATGCAGTACCCGTGTCTTCTCCGAATGCTTTTGTAGTTCTTCCTTGACCAGATCCTGGGTTTCCCCCGCCATCTCCGCCGTTGGTTCCGCCATTATATCCACCATTATCATCATACGAATATGAGCCGCCGCCTGAGCCGCCTTTTCCGGTTCCGAAGTTCGCTCTGCTGCTATGCCCGTATGCTCCACCATTAGCACTGCATAGCTTTTCCCCGTTTCTTGCGACATAACTTTCTCCGCCATTAGTGCCAGATCCAGCAACGCCTCCGTTACCTACAATACAGTTAAGCACAGCTCCCACTTTTACTGCTATGCCTTTAACCGTGCTAGTATATCCGCCGCCGCCTCCGCCTGCGCCATAGGTGCTAGTTCTGTCGTCCTCTTCGCCCCAGCCACCACTTCCGCCGCCGCCAACGCAAAATATATCCGCAAAATTATATCCAGAAGGAACTTCAATGTTCTGGCTATATTTTATTGTCTTAGTAAGTGGTGCACCAGTAGTGCATTCATCTGTAAGGGTGTTCCCTAATAAATCGCCAAGAGTGCTTGTGGCGTATGCAGTACATTTAAAATAATACTTGGCATTAAGGTTTGGCATTGTGAATATTCCTTGGGACCAGCCACCAGAATTTTGATTGTCTCCATGTCCGGTGTGCAACCATGTCCAAGGCCCGTCAAACCCGGTGGTGCTATAACTAATGATAACTCCTGAAAACGGCCTTCCTGCCGCAGCGTAAGGGTTCTGCCACTTCAGCTGAACCTGCCGTCCGCTCCACGCTGCCGCACTAAAATTTAAAATACTTCCAGCTCTGAATTTTCCAGTAATCTTCGTATGCAGGTCTGTATTATAAAAAGTTCTACCATCATATACATATTCAGCTGTGGCTGTTCCTGTCAATTCAAGAGTACCCTCCATCACCTCATCGTCTGAACCATTAAATACAGCTGTTTTTCCTTTCGGTATATCGTTTATTGTAGCTGTGCATTCGTCCGAAACGCCAACAGATCCTCCACCGCCAGTCATCAAAACTCGTCCCATTTTATACTCCTTTCAAGCCTACAATGATATCTGTTTCTGGTTTTTTGTAAACTTTGAAAATTATGCTCCCATTCACTGTCTTTGCAGTTCCAGAAGCAACTCTCCCAAAGGCTTTCCCATACGCCTTTTGTACGTCCGGACTTGCCCCGTCCTCTAACAAGCTTACCAATATAGGCTCATCATCTGCTCTTATTCCAGAAACATTTACCGTTTGAACGTATGGAGCCGAAGATCCGGTCCATCCTACAGCAGTTAACGTGACCTCTGCAATATGGTTCAATTGATTTATATTTTTATTGGTTTTATTGATGTCGTTTGCACCGAATGTATCTCCTACCTGAGAATAATTTGTCTTATCTACCAGGGAAATAGTTCCGTCTGAATTTGATGTTTGAGAATATTTTCTACTTGTTCCAGAGGCTATAATATCATCCTTGTAATTTGTTTTAAGTGTTTCCATCAGGTTTTTACTCCTTTCATGTTACCTAGGCGGAAAGAAAGTTTTGGAAGCCCTGCTTTCTGTCTTCCTAGCAACTCATATATTTTTAAAATTGCTGACTCAATCCTGTTTAATTCTCCATATTGGATAAATGGACCATTGTCATAAAATCTCTGAGCAATTCCAAAATCTTGTGTGAATACGTTCTGGTTGAGTATTTTAAGATTGTCCTCAAACAGATTAAATTCATCAGCATAAAAATAATCCGCATAATCACCTTTATCATTTCCCATGTCATTAAAATCAAAAGGCAAATAAAGATTTTCTGCATATTCGTGCAGATACTCCAAATTGTTTTTTATCCTGTTGTAATCAGAAATGTTAAATCGGTCTGTGCTGATCCAATTTGTTTTAGGGGCTATCCATGCCATTTTCTCCCTCCTAGCTCGTTCTTATCCACATATAGCAAGTAAAATACGGTTGCAATGTTGATATGTCCTGATTCGTATTGGTTACCTCTCCGTGGTTGTGACCCCAACCGTTTCCAGCATATTGTGATGACGCGTTGGTTCCCTTGTTCCATCCAGAAAACCATGATCCCAATGTATTCTGAAAGCCATAGTTAGAAGCTGCCGAGTCAAATCCTCCTGCTATTTCGCTTTTGCTTATTGCTAATAGCTCGTTGTTAAAACCATGATTATGGGATGGCATTTCATTGATTGTTAAAACGTGATCTTGTGTAGCGTGGGTGTGAGAATATTTATTCGTTTTATATCCTCCGGTTTTTCCTGATTGATTGAATTCATCTTGTTCGGTATCAACGCACACCAGCGTTCTGCCTGGTGCTAAAAGTTTCCAGCTTCCTCCAAATATGTTCGACGGATTTTCTGGATTAATCGAAAGATATATCGCTCCAACAGGATAAATATCCAGTGCTGTTATCTGCTTTATCTTTCTTTGTCCTTGTCCCTCATAGCTTGCGTTATTTTGCCTTGCCATTGTCAATCCTCCTGTGGCGAAACTGTTTTTCTAATCTTTGCAGTTCCAGAAAAAGCGCCATTAAAGGTTATTTCATGTTCGTAAATTCTGGCATTTATGCTACTATCTCTTTTAGTTTCCAAAGCAACAATATCTCCCGAGTCTATACGTGGTTCTCCGGCATAAGAAACAGAATAGTTGACACTGTTATAGTAATAATCACTTAACCAGTCCACCATATCTTGTGCGTGTTCTTCTGTGCTTATCAATACATTGTTTTTCCATGTTTTCACAACACCAACGCTGTTGATCCGTTTCGAGGTGACTTTTTCTGTCACAGAATAAGCCTTTCCATCCACGGAAATTTCATGAAGTCCGGTCAATGAAGACGTGTCAACCGTAACGAAATAGCTACTGCTTTCAGTGATTGTAAGTTGCTGTCCATCAGCTGCGACAGTTACGTCATAAGATGCTTCTGTAAAGTAAAAAGTATATGTATCATACTCTGTCACATCTATGCTTTCCTGAAAAATGTTTTTCACTTCATCCGTTTTGCCGTAAATATGGCGGATCACATCCACCTGCATAACTTTTTCTTCTTGAGTTGCAACCGGGCTGGTTTTTACAACATCATAATTCATGCTATAGTCTGACATATCACCAAATAGCACGTTATCAACCGTAATTCTAGCGTTTGGATGTCCCTTTGTAAATTCCAGAACAATTCTATCAAAATTGGATAATTCATCTGTAATATTACATTCAATATCAGGATCTGATACTATAATTTGTTGCATTTTCTCGCTTTGATAATAGGTTTTAATAACAAATTCTTCTGGGGCAACATTTCTGAACTTTATGGTAAATCCAAAAAATGTAGCAGCAGCCTCTAAATCAATTGTTATAACCGGATTTACGCCAAAATTTCCATCATTATCAGCTACAGCGCCGCTCACATATCCAATATTCGTTAAATAATCATCTTTATCTCTTGGAATAAAGTTAATGCTGCCATCTACAACCGAAAAATCGTTGCTTGCCATAGCATACGCTTCTTTTGCAGAACTAATTAGCACATTTTTTTGCTCGCCAAATATCGTTGTATTTTCAAGTGTTGGAAATATTTCTGGTCCAGGATACAATGTGGTGTCTGGATACAACAAATTATCTTCATGTTCCGGTGTTGACATATCCGGAATAAATGACGCAAATATCTTCACAATCCCATGCCGATCTGCGCTCAAAATACATCTTCCGGCATTTGCTATAATTTGCAGCGCCTCTGCATGGGTAACAACTGGTAACGGATTATAAACAATAATATCTTTCAGATACGGATCAATACTGTATTTATCCTCTTCAAGTCCCGCATCCGTAAGCACATCTATTGCCAAGTCATATAGGTTTATTCCGCCCTCGTAGTATTGACCGCCATAATATGTTCCAGTTAACTTCCAATCAAACACATCAACCATTGTGAATTTAGCTTCTGTATCCGTGGCACTCCATGTTTTTAAATAAGCAACAAATTCCGGTAACCATTCAATTGTGCCGCTTCCATCCACATCATAGCCAAGCCTTGCTTTCATCTCCTGCCCTTGTTCAAGGTAAGATATAGCACTTTCGTGATTGCTTGGGTTATAATACAGATTTTGGTTATCAACTGTAAGAGTCATATCTTGGCTCGGCAGCGACTCCGAAATTTCAGAGGCATATTCTTTGTAGGTAAAGTTCTTAACTTCTTTGTTTGAGAATGTATTTGAAATTCCACAAATAAATTGATATATTCTCAGTCTTCCATTGCCATTCACCATCTTCAAAGGAGTAATGATCATGTAAGTAACAGCGTCAAACGTGTCCTCTGTTACAAATATCTCTTTAGCGTTGCTGTAAGCCTTTTTACCGCCGTCATATTGCAACTCGAATAATTCTGGGTACATCTCCCCAAAATCGATTGTGACCCCCTTTATGTCTGCCACGTTGCCATCAAAAGAAATATATATGCGGTCAAGTAGCTTTGCAGTCACAATTCCATTGTTGTAATAGTCAAGATCTGCATCTTCTGGCGGAAGAAAATACATGCTGCCATCAATTTTAGAGAAATCCTGTTCGCCAGTTGCATATATGTGGGATACCGTATTAGCCTTGAACGCTTCTTCCTGGTTTGAAAAATATGCAAAATCATTATTTTTTTCTTCTGCGACCACATTATCCTGTGCAACCGAACTAATAATACCAATTCTGGCAGTAATATATGCCCGGTTCCTATACGGTTTTTTCATGGCGTTTTTATACGCCGCACTGGCTTTTTGCATTTTTATCACTCCAGTCCTGCATCAATCAGGTTAAATTTGCAGTTTTCATATTTGGTTACTATATGGCTATCCGGATCTGCGAACAACGGTTTGGCTTCTCTGTCTCCAGGATACATTGTTATGGTTATAGGTTTCCCGGTCCTGTAGTCCTCAAATGTTACCGGAACGTAAAACGGTTCCACTGCTCTCAACATCATTTGCCATACTTCCGGTTCAAGCATGGCCCATTCCAGATTATTTAATTTATACAGGTCCCGACCAATTCTCTGACCAATCACGGCATTGTTCGCATTTCTTCCGGCATTTACAGTTGTGGTAATGATATAACTAAACCCTGCGCTAGGGCATGGGAAATCATATCCATTTACGTTCAAGAAGGCCGTTAATCCAGATCCACTAACTCTTGTGGTTTTCGACATTAAATACACCTCCATTCGTTGGTAGTTAATAACCAGAATATCCAATCAACCGATTTTGAGAGACTTTTTCTTTTTAGATTATTACGTAAGTAATAATCTTTTTCTTTTTAATTTCTTACATTCTCTTATTCTTACATTCTTTATATTCTTACATTCTTGTTTTGTGGTTCGTCTGGTAGTTCAAGTGGTGGTTCATCCGGTAGTCCGTTAGGTGGTTCACTAGGTAGTTCACTAGGTGGTTCGTTGGTTGGTTCAATATTTTTATCAAAAGTCTGCAAACCGTTGATTTTACTAGCTTTTTCGGCTATCAATATCAGTTCACCAGTTGGTTCACATACCTAACACTACTTGAACACCAAAGTGAACACCAACCACACACCAAAACGATCACTCAGCGATCACGTTTTTAAGCCAAACTTATCCTATTTAAAGCAACAAAAAACGCCCACCAGACATAGATTTTCTACATCTAGTGAGCGTGATACTTAAGATTTTTGCCGTCCTTACTCAGTTCGTCCTATCCTTTAAGCCTTGTTTTTCCCGCAACGGCTATTGGGCAAAGCTGACAGATTCGGCTAAATTTTACCCTTTTATTATACCTGCTCTAGGTTGAAATGGCAAGGTTTCCATTAAACTTTCTATATGTAAGCACAGTTTTGACATATTAATATCGTTCCATTAATATATATTGTGCGCAACTATTTTTATGCATCCTTTTTCCGGGGTAATTACCATTTCTATTGTGTCTTTAATTGCAAGTTCAACATCTCTTTTAAATGATAAAATTGTTTTTACCCGTACCCCTTTTCCTGGTTTTAAAAAGAAATATATTGAGTCATTATTAATTTCAATGTTTTCTATAATCACCGAAATACCAAAGCGAGCAAAAACACCAACAATTTTATTTGCCATTTCTTTTGCTAGTAATTTTATCTGTTCTGTGCTCCTATTCCCGAAAAGTTTTTCCATGTAATCTTTTTGTTCTAAATAATGGTTGCACTCCGCTGCATAAACTTCTATTTTATGTAATTCCTCATTAATTTTTCTTTTATCAGCTATTTCTTTTTTTTTAGTTATTCCATTTGCTGATTTTATAAAATCTAATAAAGTATTTCTATCCCATAATTCAATTCCAAGTGCAGATGCATCTTCAATAGCCTGTTTTGTAAAATAGCGGTTTGTAATAACGGCTCCAACATCAGCATTATAAATCACTCTTCCTGAAAATACTTCTTGAACAGCTTTGTTTCCAACATTACCCGAATAGCACTTACATTGTATTGCAAAGCGCTTTTCATCTTTAGTTGCTAATATATCTATGCCGTGATCTCCACTTGATTTTGTTATATTGACATCTGAATATCCATTATCCTTAAGAATATTCGCAAAGAATTGTTCAAATTGGACTCCTGTCATAGAATCAAAATCTACGTTTACATATTTATTATTGGGAACATTTTTGTCATTTTTTATTTTTGATTTTCCTATTATTATTTTGATAATAAAGCAAAAAGAAAGCACAAAAATAAAAGGCGCACGTAAAAATGGTATGAAATGAATAACAACGCCTACAATAATAGCGTATTCAATAAATTTTAACATATATAGTGTCCTCGCTCATTTTAAATAATTATTCTAAAATCATACCATATATCTAAACGTAAATCCAGAAATTATTAAATAAAGCATTTTAACCATAACCAAAACAAGAACTACTGTCCAAATATCAGACAGTAGTTCTTTTTGATACAATCCTTAAGTGAAGCTAAATCCGTTTCTGCTAATCCGACTATTGACTCCACTAACAAGTTCTCTGCCATCAAGGCTAATAGACATATTCTTTTCAGCAGTTTCCTTGGTGTTGTCTGCAATCTGTGACAGGTACGGAGCTAAGACATCTACAACCGCTGCTTTTACTCCGGCAGTAATTCCAGCTACGATCTGATCGTTATTTGCTACTGCGGTTTTGCCATTGGAGAATTGGCCAACCATTTCATTGTGATTTGCGAAAAATAAGCCATCTTCAGGAAAACCACCTGCGGCATACCTTGGAATATCTACATGTGAAATAGCCCGAAAATGGACACCAGAAATGGTATCCTCTTCCATTTCGTCAGCAGCATCGTTGTAATCGCTAATCAGGTTGTTCATAGCTTCTGCAATTCTGGAAAGTCCAGTATTGAACAGATCAATCATACCATTGACCAATTCCCCCACTTTCTGCACAATGCCTTTAAAACCATCATAAACGCCATCTTTCATGTTAATTCCAAATGGCTCCCATTTTTCCTTCGTGAACCAAGTAGACACGTTATTGGTAAACCAGTTGTTGATATTTGTGTTCCACTGGGTTTCAAATTCAGTCCATTTATCCAGAAGTGCAGTTTTGAAGTGATCGCCCTGTTCCTTCCACTTTTCAACGGTAAACCAGGTCTTTACGTTGGTATTCCACCACGCATTGGTCTTAGTTTTCCACTGAGACACAAATTCATCCCACTTGGCAATGAGACCCACTTTCATTCCGTCCGTTGTGGTCTTCCATTTTTCAGCAGTAAACCATGGTGAAACATTTGAACTGAAAAAATTCGGCATTGCTGTTCCCTGCCACCATGAAGCGGTCTGGCTCCACGCATTCATCAATGAGATTTTGATATTTCCAAAAATAGGATCCAGTGCAGCTGTCGTAAAGCTATTCGCAAGTCCTGATACAGCAGCCGTTCCGATAGAGCCAAGTTGTTCCTCGCTAAGGGTATTGGAAATAGTATTAAATGCATCCGTAGCGAATGTGCTGATTGTGTCAATACCATCGCTGCCCTTAAATGGTCTAAGCAATCCGTCCAGCATACCCTGTCCAATTTCTTTCCACTTAGACTCAGAGAATATATCGTAGACATCGTTTATAGTGTCTGAGATACCATTATGCAGCCCTTCAATAAGGTAAACGCCATTCTCATCCATGACAGTAGACGGGGAATGGATACCAAGAATATCTTTGAACTTATCAATAACGCCTTGGGCTACTTTTCCAACACTCTCTTTGATATTATTCCAACCGTCTTTGATGCCATTAATCAAGCCTTCCATGAGGTATCCACCCATTTCCGCCATAACCGTAGATGGAGAATGAATACCAAACGCCGCCTTAAATCCATCAATAAACGGAGTGAAAATATTATCAAGGATCCATTGACCTACAGATTTTAAAGCATCTACAATACCATTGTATAATCCCTGAATAATATTTCCACCGGCAGTCTGAATGTAAGTATCAAAATATGCTATAGTCGCATTAAATCCAGCAACTAATTGATTCCATACAGCTTGTCCAACACCTACTGCTAAGGCAAATGATGCACCAATAGCAGCGCCTAAATACGTATACGCACTACTTACAAGACCAGCATAATCAATAGTGGTTACAATCTTAATTAATTCGTTTACTATGGTAATTCCAATTTGCTGCCAATTAACCGAAGTGATTGCACCAGTTAAAAATCCATATAACCCCTCTACAATCAGCACTGCAGAATTAACTAATCTTTCTGCCAGACCTTCCCAGTCAATACCTACCAGGAAATCCATGACACCTTCACCAAATGCTCCCCAATCGGTTTCTCCAATAAAAGAAATGAGGCTATCAAGCAATCCATTGACAAGAGAACTGAGGCTTGTAGCTGCACCTGACCAGCTAAAAGCTGATGCAAATGTATTTAAACTAAGCGCAAGACCACTTCCAAAATTAGTCCAGTCAAATGTTGTTGCAGCATTCTCTAATACCGTAAACGCCGCATTTAATCCATTAGCGAACATTTGTCCAAGCTCATCCCATTGAACGGAGTTGACAATCCCATTGAGGCCTTCACCGATAAATTTTCCAATAGAGTCCCAATGCGTAACATCCAAAAGAGTATTTGCAAAATCTACAGCTGTGTTGACTGCTTGTCCAATCGTAGTACCAATTGATGTTGCCAAACCTTCTGTTTCAACAAAACCATTTATGAATGTTCCGATACTAGATGCAATCTTTCTTGCAGACTCTTGGATACCGTCCCAAGGGATAGAGTCCAGTCCGTTTTTGAGCCAAGTGCCAACAGCAGAACCCAGCTCTGTAAAATCGCCAGCATTCCACATGGCTTTGATTTTATCAGCCCATTCCTTGTACTTGCTGTCAATATCTTGCGTCTCAAACATATCAGCAGCGCTTGCGCCGCCACCGCTGCCACCAGATCCGCCATTTTTGTTTTGGTCTACGACATTCAGTTCGTCAATTCCAAGCGTGTGGGTTTTAAGGTCATCCGCAGCCTTACTAGCCCCGCCAAGGCTCTTAGCATAGTCTTGTGTCTGCTTCTTGGCTTTAATCCATGTACCATGTCCTGTAAGCGCAGAAAAGAGCTGATTAACAGCATTTGCCGCATTAATACACATCTGAATGATAGTATTTAACGCCGGAGCCAGTGCGTTAAGGAGTGGAGATGCTGCCGCTGCTACAGAGTTTTTTAGCTGATTTGTGGAATTCATCAGCAATGACATGCTGGCATTGGTTTCACTGCTGTACTTGACCAGATTTTGCATGCCGTCTGTAAAGGCTTTTCTAAGTTTATTGACCAATGCAAATAAAGTTCTTACACCAATTGCATATCTCAGTATCGTTCCCGGGTTTTTTAATAATGAATTATGAGTACCTTTGCTTGCACCGGTAAGCCCAGAAAACGCTTTTACCAGCTTGCTTTTAATCGATGATGCTAACGCAAGCACCGGTTTTTTGATAGCTTTTAACGGAGCAGACATGCCCGCAAATGATTTTTGCGCCAGATATGCTGTTTCTTTCGCAGCTCGACCAATAAGTGGGATTTTCCCTACAACCCCTGGAATTGATTGTGCAAACGAAGCAATACCATTTTTAATTCCGCCCATAGCTTGACTGGCAACTGCTACCGATGTTTTTAATGCACTTTGGTTCGCAAGTCCAGGTGCTTGTCTAATACTTCCGTCATCTGACTGAATTTTAATTCCAGCTGCAATTTGCGCTTGCTGGATATACTCTTTAGCAGAATTGGTAAGATATTTAAAGACATTACCATTTATGAGGTCCTTGAAAGATTTAATCATTAAATCTTTCATATTCCGAAATTCACCAGCTAAATTACGGGTCTGCTGTCTGGTATTCTCCAAGCCCTGCGCCGTCTGTTGGAACATTTCAGGATTATTAAAAGCCTGCCCTGCCTGCGCGCCGTATTCAGCCGTAGCCTGCGCCCAGTCCCTGATCTGCGCTGCGGCTTCTCCAAATGTTGCAGCCATAGCATCCGCATTGTACTGCATATCAGAAGCAGCCACTTTTACAGCGTCCTGAACTTCGGCAATGCTTTCTTTAACATTGTCTCCAAAAAATTCAGATATGTCGTGTTGATCAAACATATCGTCAAGTTTTGGAAATTCGCCGTCAATCGTACCTGTAAACTCATTGGGGTTTGATTTTGTAGCCGCTACCTCTTGTGCCGCAGCAGCAGCTTCAATTTCAGCTTGTCTAAGAGCCTCAAGCTGTAATTTCAGACTTTCAATCTGGTTCTCATACTTGACAACGCTTGCTACAGCTTTCTCGTATGACTGACCGCCAGTATTTCCGGAAGCTTCTAATTCCTGCTGTTTCAAGCGTGCATTTGCTAAGGCGTTAGTTAAAGAGTCTACCTTTTTTTGAATTTGCTTTTCAGAACCGGACATGGTAAATCCCTTACCAACTTCCGCATACTGCTTTCTAATCTCTTCTAATGACTTTGAAACATTCTTTGCAAACCCAGATGTTTGATCCTTAATTTGCTTATTAATGGATGTAAGACTTTCCCCACTATTCTGGGAAGCCGCAGAGAAACTTTTTCTAAGGTCTGATAAAGCAGAATTTTTTGCAAGCGCAGAAAGTCCTTCAGCCACCCGCCCTAATTTTTGGATAAGTTCGTCAAGGCTTTTATTTGCTTCGTCTACTGTACTTTCAATTACTATCTCTAAAGAATCCACTTCTGCTCCCATTTCGCACCTCTTTTCTGTAAAATAAAAAAAGAGGGAGATAAGCAATTACACCTATCTCCCTAAAGTTTAAAAAATTCCTACATCTTGCTTTCCTTCTGAATCTGTAAGATATAATGCGCACTCATATGGGTGCCCTGATCTTGGTTCGAAATAATACCAGTTTCCGCCTATTTCTTGCCAGCCCGTCACTGCATAGCCGTCATTGTTGAAATAATACTTATGATTGTTGATAACTTGCCAACATTTTTTGAAATATGTTGATTTCGTATCCGCATACCACCAACCAGAACTATCATGATTCCACCCAGGAGTATACTCATTGCTTTCTGCAAGAGTCCAATCCGGTCTTCCGTATCCATCAATTCTGCTATTATTAAGGTTATATGACTTTTCACATACAGCACCGCCGTTGGGTACTACTTCTGCACCACTACTGGTATTGCCTTCAATCGTATAAACCTTTCCGCCAGAAACTTTTGTAACAATTCCTGTATGGCAAATTCTTGATGAATTGCGGAAAAAAATCTGATCCCCTGGTTTTGGATCAGATTTATGGTATTGGCCCTTATTTTTGAAATACTGTGCGGATGTAGGTGTATAGGCGCTAAAACCGCCCAACAATTGTTTGGCTTTTACTAAACCAAAAGCCTGTACAAAGCACCAATCTACAAACATGTCACACCAAGCTTGACCTTGAAGTGATGGATAAATGTCCCTGGCATACTTTGTAAAATTATTGCTGCCTGTATTATCGGTTTTGCTGTCCAAAGAAGATTTTGTTTTCTTTTCAAGATAACCAACTTCTACTTTGGCAATTTCAATTATTTTTTCAACTGCACTCATAAAGCCTCCTTTTAATCCGGTCCTTCTGGCAATCCGGACTGTCTTAATAAGTTAATTCTTTGTTTCATCTCATAAACAGCGCATTCCTCGCTAGATTCTGCATTTGTATTCTCTGAACTGCCCATAAATCTACCCATAACCGGATGTTTAGTATATTGAGACCTTGATTTTTTGCCCGCCAAATTGCGCTCTATAGCAGTTCCAACGGCAGATAAGCCATAAGCTCCCCACTGCATCCATGCCTCAGTATCTCTTTGCTTGCGTTCGAGAATATATGCATCCGCATACGGTTGTAAGTCCGCCGGACATGAGCTGTCTATTTCTGATACTGTCAATCCATAACCTTTAGACACCATTAGCCAATAAGGCCTGATTTCTTTGCAGTATACTTGCCAAGTCAGTTCTGAATGTTCTCCGATGTCTCCGGTACCGCCTGAGGCTCCTTCATTTTCTTTGACTTGAACATTTTGGATAAAAAACCGTTATCAAAAAGCTCCTTCTGCAAAACTGTGAACAAAGCCTGAATGTCTCCATCTTCTCCGTCAAAATAATCATCAAGAAGGCCATACATCTCTTCCAGACGCGCATTTTTCTGCTCTAAGTTTTGAGGATCATAACCATATTCGTTTTTATGGTATTTTTGTAAACCAACTAAAAGCATTTCTGGCACAAACAATAAAATCTTTTCCACAGTTTCCATGTCTTCAGAAACCTTATCTATATTCATCAGTTCGCGAATAATGCCAGACTTGATTGTAGCTTCGTAACCATATTTAATTTTTAGCTCTTTATCTCCAAATTTAAGTGTTGTCATTTTAAGTCCTTTCCCTTATATCAATGTGTAAGAAAAGGGAGGTAAAATACCTCCCGTAATTTTTAGCCGCTTTCGCCATCCTCATTGCTTTACTCTGGATAAAGATTAGTTTCCGGCAGCAAAGTATCAGAAGGATACAAAGGATGGCTTATCCTTTTTTTGTTAAAGTAATAGATGTTGGATATCCATTGGCATCCTCGACGACTTCTACGTCGTAATCATCCTCGATCCACTTCGGAACAGTCTGAACAGATACCGTTGCTGTACCGGTCAGATGATCATCTGATGCCTCACCTGGTGCAAATGACTCTTGACCAATAAATGCACAAATGCCTTCAGAACCTTTACCATCAGTTCCGTAAAGGATAATGAAATCAAGCTTCTGTCCTTCGTTTGCTACCATTTCATCTTTGTACTTCTTTTCAAAAGCACCTTCTACTTCCATAGATCCAGCAGATCTTCTACCCATTTCCTGTGTTTCTACAAGATCTTCAAGGGTAGATGTATCTACCATATTCTGAGATCCGAATGGAGAAGGAATACTTTTCGCTTTCATCAGAAGTTTATAAGTTCCTGCCCAATATTCTCCTGATGTCGGATTGGAATTAATAGTTTTATAAGCAATCCTACTTTTTAAACCTGTAGCCATGCCAATTACCTCCTAAATTTTTGTAAAAAAATAAGAGCCATACGCTCTTTATGTGTTACAATATGTCATTTGCACTTATAATGCGTCGCACTCTCATAGTGCTTCTGTACGTTTCGCCGGTCCCATCAAATTCCGGCATCGCCGTTACTTTAAAGCATAGTCGTTTAAATTCATCAGCCACTATCGCCATGACCTTATTGGCATCGTTCTGACTTGTATTGGTAATCACATCAATCTGGAATGTTTCCTGCACTGCGTTTATGGAGAAACCTTCAAGGTCTGATGCTTTTTCAACTCCTGGAAGCTCATGGATATAGACCGTTGGGAATACTGCTTTAGAAGTGTTTTTTTCAATGTCAGTAATATAGACACTAGGATACTTAGATTTCAGCTTTTCATAGGCCCTTGATTTTACAATAGAAAATATCTTCTTTTCTAAATCATAGGCCCACTGATTTACGCTAATCACTTTCCAAACACCTCCCTAGCCGTTTCAACAATCTTATCCATGAGTTCATTCGCTGTATTGTACATGAATGGTCTGCTTGGCATACCTTTTGTGATATGAATCTTTCCGTCCTTGCCAACATAGCTCCAATAATACTCACCAGCCTTAACAAACGTGCTGCCATGAATTACAATGTCATTTAATGCCTGGCGAATAGTTTTACCTGTATTGCATGACCATGAGATACCTTCCGGAAATCCATACGGATATGGGGACTGCTGTCCTACTTGGCCTGTACCAAATTCTACGAACAACGCATGATCTGTCCCAGCCACAACAGCCCATACGCCGTTTCCTTTGTCTTCAGAGCGAATACTATTAAGCAGTTCACTGGTAAATACCGCATCAAGGTCAACAATCTCTGCTCTGGCAATCTCTACGCCCTTTTCAGCCAGCCTTTGACTAAGCAGGTTGCATTTATCCTTTAATTCTTTTTTGTAAGCTTCTAAGGCGTTTATAGCCTGTCTAATAGACTTTTCAGAAAGACTAAATTTAATTTCATGCCTTGTCATTATTTCACTACTTTTTGCAGAAGAAATAGGTCTACAGTTAAACCTTCATCCGCAACACCTTTTACGATATAATCCGCTGATAATGGGTCTGTATTTCCGTCAGAGTCATTTAAAACTCCAGAACGTTTCCAGACCACATCTCCGGCTTTTAACGGTAAATAGCCTTTATCTGTCACAATTTGGGCATACGTAGATGAGTCATCAATACCAAATTCCTTTACCAGAACTTCGCTTAACTTATTGCTAATATTCGCAAAAAATTCTACCGGCTTAGAAAATCCTACCTTTTCATCAGCAATGATCGGTATTTTGTTTCCTTCACTGTCCACGTAGTATTTAATGCTTCCGTCATCTTCTTTTTCATATATAGTGATACGCTGTCCCTGACGGGAATACTGCATTTTTTGTTTGTTGATATCAAGCATCTTTTTTTACCTGCTTATAAATCTGGTTTACGCCGGTGCTTGCAAGACCGCTTACAATTCCAACTGCAACAGCTGTCATAATGTCTGTTGCCGGGAAATCTGGAATGACGTACATTCCAGCAGCGCCAAGTGCGCCACCAACAGCACCAACAATTACCGGAATGTAATTGTCTTTAACTCCATCAATGGTCTTTGCTCCAAGACCAACCAAATAGCAGATAATCACAATCGCTAATGATGTTCCGACTTGTGTAATATCCATCAGTCTTCGCCTCCTTTTTTAAAGTGCAATTCTTGAATTTCTTTATACATTTTTGTAATCGTTCCATTTCCACCCAAAGCATGATAAGCGTCATACATTTCGGAAAAATTATCATAAGCATATGAAGGAATTTCTCTCTCTTTCATATACTTGCTGTGATACTCAATTAACTGCACGCGCAGCAAAAGCATGGTACCTTTGCTGTTTGCATCTCTGTCTTTCTTTTGCTGTTGCAAAAGCCAAACAACGTACCCCAAAATCACTGGCAATGCCAATGTATATGTCTGTAGTAATATTTCTTTCATTTCTTAGCTCCTGCTGCTGTAAAAATCGCACACCGCCCACCGCCACCATAAAGTGTGCCCCTGCTACGTCTTGTTGATCCCAACAAAACGTAACGCGCAATCTTCTAAACTCCTCGAAATCAAAGAGTTATAAAACCTTTATAAACGGATATACCCCAGCCAGAAGGCTATCACGATCTTTCCAGTTCCTGCTTACTCCATTCTCTGTATAAGATGCCATATAAGACTCACCAGCCTGTGATCTGTCATAGATAGCCAAATTTACAATAACACTTTCATATTTCTTCATGTCATTTTCGATTTGCTCATTTGTATAACTCTCCGGGTACATCCGCCGGTTCATGACTTCATCCGTTGCCTGAGCAATCAACTGTTCCAATAACGGATTTTCCTCTTTATGGTCAAACACAGCAATGTCAGTTCCGGAGCTATCATCGATATGAAATTGTTTCAGCCGGATCTTTACCTGCTCCAATACCGTATATGCCATAAAGCCTCCTAAAGCCCAAGCAAGTTGATAAAATACTCTTTCAATGCTGATCCTGTCATAGATTCATATCCTACAACTTCATTTTCAGCAGCGAGAGACTTTAAATCGTCAGTACTCATTCTGTTAATTTCAGTTTTGGTAAACGCTTTGCCATCAAAAGGTAACGAAGCGGTTTTTACCGCTTCATCAATTTTTTCACCTGCGTGATACCATTTTCCATTGCGTTTTACTGTGTATTCCGCAACCATTCAGGCACCTCCTACGCAACTTTCATAACAACAACGCTGTCCATTCCTTCAAAAGTCGGCAGACCAATCATAGATACTACGCAGTGAGTATTGATTGGATGATTGGTAGCATAGGTATATACAGCAACTCCAGTTTCTACAATAGAAAGGTTGCCATCAGTAAGGCTTCCGCTTCTTTCTTCAGGCGTTCTGCCAAATACATAATCTCCAAGGTACACGCCGCCGGAAGTAGCAGAAATAATTCCTGTAGGGATAAAATATTTGGTCTGTCCGTCAGCTGGGTCAACATAAAGCTTATCGTAAACCTCAATCTCAATGCCATATCCTCTTAAATATTCGGCAACCTGAGACTGCTGTAAACGAATTCCGCCGTTATATGCGGTAATTCCAAGTACTTGCTTTTTGGTGTCCTCTGCCTTTAATACCATTTCCCAAGTTTCAGTGTTCATGGTAAATCTGGTCAAAGAATATCCGGTCTTTTTAGCAAAGTTTCTTCTTTCTTCAATCAGATCATCTAATGGTGTAGCTGTCGCAGATGCGGACCATTTATCTGAGGAGCTCCCAGAAATATCCACAAAGTGATCCTTCTTATGCTCGGTGCCATCATCTTCCGTATAGCCAATATCGTATGTTTTAGATCCAATATTGACAGTTACTTTAGGAACGCCATCAGAAGGGGCAAGTAACTGCCAAATTTGTCTTTCTGGGACAACTCTAGCCCCTTCAATTAACATCATTGGTTTTTTACTAATTTCTCTAAGCACCTGATTTGCCATGCTTGAGTTTTCTGCTGACTGATAATTTGCATAATCCTGTTCCTCTTTTTCAGTCACCATATAAGACTCTCTGTAAAATGGCATACTGTTCTGGATGTCGGAAAATCCGCCAACATCCCTTAACTCTGCCTGTGCATCAAAATTGGATGCTTTAAGAGATACAGGAAGGCCACTTTTCCCCTTAATAAATCTTAAATCCAAGCTATCTTGTTTTCTGGTTCCGAATTTCTGTCGTCCAAGGTACGGTGCTGCACCAAGGGTCTTTTCATAATTATTCCACATTACTCCCAGGCTTCTGGCAGTAAAGGCTTCTGCTAAAGGTAATGCCATATTTTATTTCCTCCTTCCGATTAGATACTTGCGATTTTTGGCGCGCCGTAAAAAGTAACTCTTGGTGTCGCTTTTCTCGCAGCGTCTGAAATCGTCAGGCTCTTAACTTTCTCCCAGTCAACTGTTCCCTGGTAAACGTATGTACCCGGTGAATCGCCCTGAGTTACATCGACATCTTCTAAAAGGTATCCAAGACACTCATCGTCATTGGACGGCCATGGTGTGCCCGCCGGAACAATCTTGTTCCCATTCGCATCTGCGCTAGATACTGCGGACTGCGGTACCAGACATGCAGCTCCTTCATACGGGAAGAACTTCAAGATGCCCTTGCTTTGCCCAAAATTCCTAATAATAGGTTTTCCCATGATTATTTCCTCCTTAAATCACATAATGGTTTTGTGCTTCTTGAGAAGCAGCCTTATTTCCAAAGCAAATTGTTTCTGCATTGGCTACATCAGGAGTTTTTTCTCCATCTTTATTGCCACCAGTGCTTCCTCCAGGAATAGCTTGGTTTTTAGCGATTTCCTGTTCTTTTGCCTGTGCAGCAGCTATTTCTTTGTCAGACATAATTTTTCCAAGCTCAACACAATCAAAACTTCCATCATCTTTCACAACCGCTTTGGCCTGTTCAGCAGTAATCTTGAAATTGGTCATTGCAACCTCTCTCTGGTCTCTAATGGCATTGTTCTTCTGTAGGTCGGCAATAGTCTTGTTTGCCGCTTCCAGAGCCTTGTTGACTTTTTCAACCTCAGAAAGGTTACCTGCCTCCAAGTCATCAATTCTTTTCTGAAGATCAGCCGCTTTGTCCGCATCAGCCTTGTAAGCCTTTGCTTTTTCTTTTTCCCTAGTGACTTCGCTGTTGTTTTGATTTAACAGGTTTGTAATCTGATCATCGGTTGCATCCGGAAAAAGTTTTAAAATCTGTTCTCTTGTCATAAAAAATTACCTCCATTACTCACGCTTTTGTTTCCGCAGGTCGCTCCTGCTGAGTTTCCTATTTACCGCATAGGTGCAAATTTTTATAAGAAAAAAGCAACCCTAAAAAGGTTGCTTAATCTTTCGTGTATCTTAAAGAGCATCGACAATTAATAATTTCCTCTGGAAAAGCATCTGCCCCTAAAGAAGTGTCTCTTGGAAACATCATTTGTGTTTTTCCAACGTCAAAATGCTCAAAAATACCTATTTTCTGTTCATCTAATCTGATATGTGTGTGCCGAACACGACCATCTTTCATCGTGCACCAAGTCTTGAACCGGTATCCCTGTTTTACCATTTCTACCTGTTCCCGATAGTTTCCAACAGAATTAGCTTCATTGGCTGCCAGAAGCATTGCTCTGTCTTCCGACAAGTAATACTCGCTGTCGATATTATTCAATGTGGTGTCAACAATCGACTTTGTTGCCCGTGCAGCGTATTCCGTAATATATGCCGGAGTTTCTTTTATATCCATATACTTTGTGGCTATCTGGCAATATTTATCATCAATGTACTGGTAACAGCTGTCTGCATTTTCATCTTCTTGTACTGCCATTGCAAACAGAAGTAAAAATGCATCTTCAAACTTGTGAGCAAGTTGAATGCGGTCTTTTTTTTCTTTTTCAGAAAGTTCCATTTCTCCAAAATATTGCTCATATGAAGCTATATTCAATTCATCATTTTTAGTTATTGCCATATTTGCCTCATAAAAAAGGCTACTACCGATTATCTCAGTAAGAGCCCTAAATAATTGAGTTCTTTTTGAACCAAAATCTTAATGCTGTTTTTTTAGAAGTTGTATCGTTTGTTGTTTTTCCCGCTGGGTAAACATCATTACTTGGATATAATGTGCTAGCTGGAAATAAACTTTCGTAAACCCATTGCTTCTTTGGGAATAATTTATTCACAAGCATATCGTTTACAATGCCACTCATAAGTTATTCTCCTTGTGGATACCAGGTTTTAGAGCTGGACTCGTAAACGTAAACCGTGCTCGTATCCGCAGCAAGCGCCGCACTACCGCTTGAAAGATCATCATAAGTCGGAAGTTTGCTTAAGTCCTTGCTTGCAAACACATAATTTCTGACATTTCCCTTTGCCTGGATACAGGTTATGCTTCCTAAATCAGGCACGTCTTCTCCGGGTTTATAAATTTGTCCATCTTGCGTTATGGTATGATCGTATTTCATTTTTAGCACCTCCCGCTTTATTTACGTTTGTAGAACTATTTTGTTGCAATTTAGTTGCAATTTCTTGAGCTTTTCTTTCTTGTTCTTCCACATCTTCAATAGTTTTCCATAAATTATCCAAATAAGGTTTGGATAGAAGAAATGTCTTTTCTGCATCTCCCCAAAGTCCTACCGTTTTAATTGCTACAAGAGGGTGGATGCCACATTGGAGAAGTTGGAGCAACGTCTGTGATTTTGTATACATATTATCCTGAGGACTATGATTAATCTGTACATCAAAGTCTCTAGCAGAAAGTTTTAAATCATGCCCTGCTAAACGGAGAATATTAAGTGCAACTACCGCTAAACGTTTTTCGGAAGATTTTACAATTGGGTCCTTTAGCTTTGCTCTTGTCTTAGAGAAATCCCACCCGTTGCGAAGTTGAACAGCTCCTTGCGTATCACCGCCAGTATTGCTTTGTTTTGTTGGAATGGCTAAAATAGACAAAGCATTATCCCACATATCATCTTTCGCAACCTGACATTGTGTTTGGTTGAGCTCCTGCGTCATTATCTCAACATCAGATTTGTTATCCTTGTTGGTTGATGTAACAACCAATGCATGGCTTTCCTTCATCTTCGCAAATGTTTCTTCATCAATCTGACAATTGACAAATTTCACAAAGTATTCTACAAATTGCTGTATTCCATCTACACGGTTAGACTGCATATTATTAATTGCATCTAGCATAGATGACACCAATTCGATGTCCGAAATGCGTTCGTGGTTATTTGGATATTCAACAATTGGGATTTCTCCGTATGTATGGAGTTTCGCCTCTAATACTTTGCTATCAACAATTTTGTAAGACATTGTGTCCGAAAACGCCATTTTGTAAAATCTTCCATTTTCATCTTTCAATTCTTGCACAGCCAGCAAAGGTTCTTCTGTGCTTCGGTTATAGATAACAAATGTATTCATCGGTGACGGTGCAACAATCCTAAACGGTACGTCCCCTTTTTTGGGCTGTATAGCTTTAAAAGAAGTTCCAGTTGCTGACTGCCACTCACCAGACTTGATGTCTTTTTCCTGTTTATTGGCATCTGACATATAATCATTAAGTTCATCAACAGCTTTATTAATAGCTTTATCATCTTTCCTACTAATAAACTGTATTGGTTCTCCATATGTCTGTCCAACTTTAAATTGGACTATTTCGTATGCATGGTTTTCAACAACCTTATTCAAAATATCTTCGTTGGACAGCTTTGTTCTGTAAAGCACCGGTTGATCTCCTTTGTAGTAATTCCAAAGGTATCTAATTGCTGTTCTGTTGTAGTTAAAGATCCCAATGCAATTTGCGATAACGTCCACTACGTTATTTACAGTAATGACATCTGTATCTGTATATGCTATTTTTCTTCCATATCGGCCTTTGACAAGTTCTTGAAAGCTAACCATATTCCTGTTTAAATTCATCATTAACCACCTTTAATACGCATTGTCTCTAATCTCCGATCGCTGCCATAAGTTGAGCTGCTTGGTTGATGTTTTTAACACAATCCATATCATCTGCTTCTTCTGGAGTCACATATTGCATCAATAATAAGAAAAGACTATTAATGGCTTTTGATTGTAAATCTATGATTGCCTGTTGCGTAGCAAACATTTCTACTGTATTCATAAAATTTTGTCAAGTTAACGAATCCACCACTTCGCTAACTACCTCTCTAAGATTAAAAAGTTTTGGAACCTGTTCTTTTGTATATGCTCCGCTGAGTACCAGGCTCACCCATGTTTTTACCAGTGCACTGTCTTTTGTGAATACCATAAATTACATCTCCTCATTTTCTGCTTTATCCAAAATTTTCCAAACAATTTCACGTAAATTGCTCAGATTAGGAACATCATTTTTAGAATAAACATTTTCTCGTACAAGTCTTACCCATGTTTTTACTAATGGGCTGTGTTCATCAAACATAAACGTATGTCTCCTATTCAGTTGATTGAGGCACCATTGTTGCAAGCACAATGGTCAATTCAGCAATCGCCATATCGCTGTCTGTTCTAGCCTGTTTTAATTTTTCTTCGAGCTCAGCAATCTTCTTTTCTTGCTGTTCTTCTTTTGTCATAGGAATATCAGGCATCCAAGTTTGTCCTTGCGCCCAATAGGTATCAGGATCAGCTTCAATTTGCCCTTGTGTATCTTTTGTCCTAAAAAAGACTTCATCATATACATATTCCATGCCACCAGATAAGTTTTCGTCATCAGAAAGGTAAGGTGCTTGGACAATATTTTTTCTCATCCATACATCCGCCATTCCATCCGGTCGTGCTGAATATTGTATTTCCTTTGGAATTTCTGCAGCGTGTGCTGTTGTAATCATCCCATTGTCTCCTTTCTTCATTTATTAGGTTCTGAATTTTCCTATCAAAATCTGATATTACTTTTTCCGCAAAATGCAATACTCTGAAAAGTCTCAGCCTTTTTGATACGTTTTTAGAGTCGCTGTTATCAAACTTGCCTTTAAAAGACATCAGTCTGCGGGCTTCTTTTAGCCCCAATTCTTTTCCTCTGGCTATCTTTGCCCTGGCTCTTAGAATTCCTCTTCTATGCCGCCTAAAAGTCCTGCGGCGTATGGTCATATGATCGCAATACACTCTATAACCCATCATATCTATATCTCTGCCATGACACTTGCCGTCTGGTCCGATGTAATCCGTAACTTCTATTCGCCAATTTGGCTTGATCGCAAGTCCTAAGGATCTATGCAATTCTTCCGTCAGTAGCTCCATAGCCTTCTTCAAATCACGCTCTGATGCTCCCAAAAGCAAAATATCATCCATAAACCAAATCTGATGATAGGCTAAACGAGTGCGGACTACATCTCCACTTTTCTTCCTACGGGCCTTATACAGCCTCTCGCTTATGTAGTGATACGCATGCGACAAATAGTAGTTACAGGCAAACTGTGAAAAATATGAGCCGATCGACAGCCCTTCCGGGAATGAGTCAATCAGTTCACAAATCAACCATAGCAGTTTGGGATTTTTAACATCTCTGGCAAATCTTGCCTTTATGCGGTCCTGAGGTATGGAAGGATAACACTTGCGTATATCTCCTTTCACCCAGTAACGGCAATGCTTTGGATCCAACTGGATCCACTTCTGTATCTGCCTTGCACCTTTCTCCTGGCCACGGCCTGGTATAGATGCCATTTGATACGGTCCGATTTTAGCCATAAACATTTCTTTGCAGGCTTCCACAGCGACATAATCAAAAATTTGATGTATGGGCTTCTGGATACCGATCCGGCGCCATTTTCCACATACATCATCGTACTTATCTTTAAACTCAATTTCTGGCAGATCAAGTTTTTCATCAATCAGCCGTTTTTGTACATCGTCCGCTATCTTCTCGATGCAATCGGGCAACCAATCTGTTACTCCAATCCTCATCATCTTGCAGACTTGACGGTAGGTAAGACTTGTATATCTGGATAAAAAGTGCTGCACATCCGCACGGCCTTTCTTTCCGTCCAGCCATAGGTATATGCAGCGCTCTATAAATCCTATATCTATAATATCGACGCATTTATAACGTCTCATAGTAGTCCTTTCTGATCTCAAGAGCTTTCGGTGTGACTACTAACCCCCTGGCATGTCCTCCGCCATGCCGCCGGAGCTGCTTTTCCACAGTTCCGGTGCCGTCTCGATCAATTTTAGGGATTGCTCCCAAGGCTGCCTAAGCAGGCCGGTTGCACGACGCTGCAAAGTGCAAAACAACTTTTTCAACATTGTTTTATCAGAAAAACGAGAGCAGTAGTTCCACCTGCCCCTGTCCAGGGTGTTGTTCAGATTCGAGCACCGGAGGCCAGCATTCGACCTATCGTTCAGATTGCCGCCCCAGAGCGGGGAAAAACCACAAAGCGCACCTTGCAGCCCTTTATCTTTAGTATTTTATTTTTTTAATTAAGGGGCGCTCCCCTCTCCGCTACGCGGTTCACCCCCTAAGCGGCTACGCCGCGACGGAGAGAGGAAAGGCGAGAGCAGAAGCGCCACCAGCCCACGACCAGGGAGTTGCCCAGAAGCGAGCACCGGAGGCCAGCAGCCGACCAATCGAACAGAGAGCCGCCCCAGAGGAACTCTCTCAGCGAGGTAGTTCGTTTTCCGGTATGCAGTCCATCGCAAAAACCTGTTGTGGATGATCCCGTAGCTTCAATTGGTAACTGCAAAAACGGATATCTTGGATCATATCCTTCTTTTGATATATACTTCCAACTGTCATTTGTGTCCGGGATCGTAATATCAAGCTTTACATAATCATCAGTCAACTTGTTATTTGCAATCTTTCGATTGTCATTCACGATGTAAGGCGTCTGACTGCATGTATCGGCATCAGAGTCATATACACTAGATAAGATAATGTCTGAAATAGTGGTATATGCGCCATGAGACAACTCAACTCCTGACAGTACAAATGGTTCTTTTCCCGATGTGCAATTACTTGGTGATCCGTCCGGTCCTAAAACATCGTCACAATCCCCTGACCACCAATGCATTGTTGATAAGTACACAGGTGATGTAAGTGTATCTGTCAGACTCACACTTTCTGTGCTAAAAGCATTTGGTGCATCCACATATACAGCGCTGTTACTGTCATCATAGTCCTCAATTTTTAAAATCTTTACATCATCTGCGTACTTGTGAAAATTCTGATAACCTCTATCCATAGTAATAGCGCCGTTGCTTACACCTGCATAACCAATGGATGCTCCAGATCCAACAACAAGATTTTTCGCATTATTCTTTGATATAATAATTCTTTTTACATCATTTTCAATTACAGTAGCAGGATACTGATAAGAGTAACCCGTACATCCAGTCATAGTGACCTGAGAGTTTCTGTTGGCAAACTTCATATCCATCATCCACTGCGCCCACGCTACGTCTGTAGATGTCATACCACAGTACTGAGTACCCTTCTTTGCAAACATGCTGATCTGCCCGTTGTGGGATACGTCTCTAATTAGTTTCTTACCAGAAATAGATGATACAATGTTTTCGTCATTGTAAACACCCGGATACTTAGCCACAAAGTAGAATGATCTGTATGTACCATCCTGCCTTACAGCTCCATCCCAAGGCTTCATGCCATCAAGCTGATGATCTGCAAAATCCCAGCTATCTTCCATATCATTGTAAATGCGCTTATAAAACGGGGTCAGGAACGCCATGTAGACATCTCCGTTGCTGCCGTCCCTAGAAAATTCTGGCGATCCTTTTACAGCTGTGATATGCGGTTCTCCGTCTTCATCAACATAGCCGTTGACTTCGATACCGTTAAACATCAAGTCTGTAACCGGCTTGTCCGCCAAATCATTTCTTCCCTTTGTGGTAGCTGTAGAAGTCTGCACTACAACGTCCGCATTATCTCCGGTCTTGGTACCGAGCGGGGACTGAGAAGAGGCAAACTGTGGGAAGGTTACACCGCCATGCCAGCCGGTACGATGCAGGTCAAACCACTGACTCCAGGTTATAGCGTCTTCTTTATCAGCCTTTTTATCATTAAGAGTAGTAATTCCCCTCACTAAGTCTCCCATACCCTCAGGTAAGGCATCCGTTCCGACTTTTTTATTTACCCCATACAAGGCAGCCATGCTCGGGATTTTATTTGCATCGTCAGCAATCTCGTCTTTTACCGCATCTATAATTGCTTTGACGCCATCGGCAGCACTTTTGATACCTGCCTCCATGTGATTAAGTCTGTCAGCATTTATAGGTGTTGTTTTATCCGGAGCATTTTTCCAGGATTGCTCGCTATAATCTTTTACATTGTCCAGTTTCATTTTGTCTCCTTACTAATAATTAAATGTTATTCCAGAAGAGCAGTTCCGAGACGGAATAGGTTCGAGTTTTGCTTCATCAGAATCAACATAATACACAACTCGTTTCCAGCATTTGCGGCACTTTAGCACAATAACATTTATTGTAGATTTTCCATCCCATCGGCCAACACGTCTGCCGCAGCGAGGGCAATATATTGTTTTAGGTTCAGATTTCATAAAATTCTCTCATTTCTGCAAAAGAAAAACGCTATCGTTTCGATAGCGCCTCTCAGGGGATTGGATAGTTTGGATTTTTTCAAGTATATTTTATAACATTGTTTTTTCGAAAGATAGATACTAAGTAGGGACATTTGGGGACATTTTGTCCTGAATATATTCTTTCCCATACATTTTCTCAAACAGATTTAATGCACTATACAAGATACGCTTTGTTTGTTTAAGTGAATACACGCCTTCCAAATGAATGGCTTTAATTTCTACTCCAAGGATATATTTCTGGGCAAGCACATCGTACATATTCATGTCTGGAATGCTCTCAATCTGCTGCACGATTTTTTTCCGCTTATCAATACTGTCATTGACTTCACGCTCCATATCCACTATTTTGCTCACATAAGAGCAAATTTTATCCGGGTCCTTAGTAGTTTGAACACGATCCGTATTGCTCGACATAGGGGCAGTTCCGCAAATAATTTCTCTGAGGTTTGCAATTTCTCTGATTTTATTCTCAACCATGCGGTCATATCTGCGGACCTGTGATAAATATTCCTTAGTTTCCATTATCTCAACCTCCTAAATGGATTTACTGCTGCTTCTACTTTTGCTACTCTATTTCCCTGGGTAACTCTTAATGCGAAGTTTGAAAATACATCCGGAACGTCATCCAATTGCTTTTTTCCAGATACCGAATACTGCTTTAATAGCGACATCATTATGCCATACGGCTCATTTGGCCTGTAAAGAGACTGGTCCTTAAAAATAACATGCTGCAAGATCCAGCTTGAACATTGAAAAATCCTAGCTTCCTTATTGGTTTCTGTTGGAATGTCGGTAATATTGCATATCCAGCCTTTAGCCTCTACGCGCTTATTAACTTCCATTGCTACTCGATCACCACCGGCATTTCGCTCAAACTCGCATTCCTGTACCTCATTATTTACCAGGATGTTTGCAGCATTCTCATACTGCATTTCGTAATCGGCAGTATTGTCGCACACAGCATCTACACAATAGTAATCTTCACCATATTTCTGAAGAACCGGAAGAACAAAAAAGTCAGTTCCTTTTCCCTTCGTATCGCATTCTGCTGTGATAATTTCCGGTGTACCATGCGGTAGATTAAGATACCTACGAATTTTGTCATCCGGAAACAAGAGGCCTTCACGCTCAATAGGTTGCTGTTTATACAGGCACTTATACGAAATTTCATCCATTAAAAGCTGCTGGTCCGCAAAGAAATCTACCGTAAATCCTGAGAACTCATAGTCAAAATTGCTTTCGCCAGTAACCGGGTCTATATCCGGGACCGCAATAACTTTTACTCTTGGATTTCCAGCGTACATATTTTGGATACGACCAATAACATCATGGACACTCCAACGTGTGGCAATATGGATTTCCTTGCAATTATGTCCGTCTGTATCCTGTATTTTTCTTTGGCGGGCATCTACAGCGTATTTATTCCATAGTTTTTCAAGGATAGCCGGATTTAAAGCCTCTTCGATACCGCCGATCATATCATCTACCAGAAGAAATTTTGATGCACGGACCTTACCAGCATTCTTACTTCCTACAGATGTACATTGGACAGACGGGAACGGCTTATATTTTCCCACGTTGAACTGCTCAACTTTTGCATTAGTACTTGTAACATACAAGTCTGGAAAAATCTCATTCCATGCGTATTCATCAGAATTGGTTACAATATCGTACATGCCGTCGTAATACATTCTGGTAATGTCACCGCTATGTGAATAGAATAAGTTAAAATCTTTTGGATACCAACCAATTACCGCTGCATTAAAGAATTTTTCGATTGTGGTCTTTCCAGCGCCAGGGATAAGGCTAATACACAAAATATCGTATTTATCATCAATCATGCCTTGCAGCGCATCAATTAGACCTATTTTTAAAAATTGCTTACGCCTAGGCATGTAAAATCGTTCCCGTGGCTCTCTCTTCTTTTCGATGTACCGAAAAAAGCTATCAACATTTTTATTTCTGGCTTCAAGTAACAATACTGAATAAAACTTTTCGATTAGGTCCAACACTGTCTTATTTGTGGTTTTACTGGAAAATGCATATTTTTCCAGGTCCCAGATTGTACCACCAGTTTGAGCCACACAGTAAGCTTCTATAAGCTCTTTGGCACGGTTCGTAAGCTGCAAACCATAGCTTATATCATTTTCATCATTTACAGCCACGTCACAAGCCTTTGCGTAGGCTTCAACTACAGATATGTCTATTCCATGCAGCTGTATGTATTTTTCATATTCTTGGATTTTTTGTCTTAGATATTCAGATGCCAATAGAAAAGCACCTCCACTTAAAAAGCAAAGGTGCTATTAGACCTCTGCCTATAATTTTTTAGGTTAGCGGCTAACTCTGTTCATTAGCCGGTAATTACTTTAATTTAATTGTTTAATAGCGTTTTCACAAAACCTTATATGGCTTTTACATAGTTCAATTCTCGTTTTGTTATCAACAATAACTCCGTCAAAACACTCTGCATATGCTTTTATTTTTTCTCTAGTCATTTCGATTTCTGCCAAAAACCACTCTTTCGATTTAGAGTAATTATTGCAAAGTTTCAATTCATCGCATATGCATTTTGTGATATCACAAAATGGTTGCGGGTGTTCTACTCTGCTCAAAGCATCTTCAAAAGTGCATTTTTCTTTGTAGTCCATAATAATGCCAACAGCTTCATATTTTCCAAGATTAACTCCCAAAAACCTATCAGAAACTGTATTCCATATTGCATATAAATTATCTACATCGTCCTGAAGAGCAACAATCAACATACTATTCCTTTCTTTTTTGCCCGGCTGCCGTCGCAATCTACAACATCTCTTTTGACCAGATTGGTATTTTACCGCAATGGTGCGTGGGTGCAATGAATTTTCCCACCTCGGGCAAACATAGCATACAAAAATAGACCATCTGGGATTTGAACCCATGACAAACCGCTTATGAAGTGGTCGCTCTAGCCGCTGAGATAATGGTCCGTAGCGGTTTCCAGTTTTTGAGCAATATTTAATTGTCGCAAACAGCTGCTAGCTCAACCATTTACTATATACATTGCTCTAAATCCCGGCATTGTCATTCTTGCTGAGGCTTACCGTCGCGCTCAGATCAGTTGGGAGCGGCCCAACCACATGGGGAAGAGAGGAATTGAACCTCCAATGTTTACCACGCGGGAGCTGATTTACAGTCAGCCGCAACACCGCCAATTGTTACCGCTTCCCCAAATTGCATATGCCCCGTGAAAGCATTCTAGGTGATATGCAAGCACCTGACAGCCTTGTACGTGACTACCGAACGGATTTTAATGTCTTTTCTGACATGAGGGTTGTCGTACAATAGGAAAGAAGGTGGCTGCCTATAACAGTTACGTAATGCGCAGGTTGATTTTCACGAACCCCACCGGACCTTGTGACGATCCTTTAATCAGCTTTCCGCTAGTGGGTCAGGGAGGATACCTATATGAAAACCATACAAGTATTGGGGCCAATGCACACCCCAGCTAGGCTACCGGGATTTGAACCCGGGCATCCAGGTGTCAAAGACCTGTGTCTTCACCGCTTGACTATAGCCCATTGTTTTTGCGCCGTTCTTCATGGCGCATCTGACATCGGAACATCTGAGAAACATTTTCTCTTTCCCGACCTATTCCGTGCCCTTGCCTACATAATTCGCAAGTAAGAATTTGACCACAATATTGACACTCATCTTTGATTTCTTTGTTTGCGATTTTAATCATTGCTTTTACCTTACTGTTCAAGCTCACTTTGAAGAGAAATCATTTTATCCATATACCGATCAGCCTTTGCCAGATCCTCTTCTCTGGATCCTTTTGATCCAGCTCTGTATCTATATTTCCAAACATTAAGTTTGCAAAATGTAATGACTGCTTCCTTACCAAAAACAGCCGCCATTTCATCCCAACACTCATGTTTTCTGTTTGTATAATGTTCCGGGTGTTTGATTACATCATTTTCCATCAAATATCACCCTCTTTTCTATGCAAAGATCTGTCCGCCTCAAAACCATTCGGGTATCGTTCCCAGAGCTTGCGGTTATTTGTAATAGCAACGTTTTCTAATGTTGTCCCCAGAGCTTCAGCAATCAGGGCTAAATAATATAGCACGTCACCACACTCTTCGATGTAGTGATCCCTGTCATGCGGATGACCTTGGAATAATTCCTTTTTTATCAGATCTGCAAGTTCACCTGATTCACCGGCCGCCCCTAAAATACCATTTAGGAGCATATTTTCCTTTGTGGCCACTGTCACCCCGCTTGCAGTGCGCAGGCAACCTTTCTGAAATTCATCAAATGTCATTTTGTGTTCTCCTTTTCCGTTTCAAACCGAACGCCACCATATTCCCATAAATCCTCTACCATGGACTCCATTGATACTTTTCCCGCCTCATACTGTTCATACAGATCTAAAACCTTTTGAACGAATCCGGGGCATCTTTTCTCTGCTGATCTGGGCCAATAATCTTTTGCCAGAACTTCCAGAGGAATTGTCAGCATCAATTTCATTGCCTCCGCTACCGCTTCTTCATAAGCTACTTGCTTTAGCTGTTCTATCTGCGATTGCGTCAGCGTATATGTATTTTGCTTTCTTTGCGCAGCCTTTTGTATCCTACGTATTTCAGCTCTTCCCATCCAACCATCTCCCGTATATTTTGTTATTTTCGCTTTAGTCTAAAATACTCACTTACCGCCTGTCTAACTATCTGTGATACACTCTTATCTGTTCGATTCTTTTCCTCAAACAGCTTATTTGCTATATCATCATCAAGTCTAATTCTTAATGTCCGGCCTTTTAAAACCACTCTACGATTACCCATTTGGTATCATTCCTTTGTGTTTTATATTGTTTTATCGGCATAGAAGCTGTATCTATACAGTTTATCGGGTTATCCTATCTATGCCAGGAGAGCGCCTTTTTGTTTTTGGCGGTTATTTGGGGGACTTAGTAGGCCCATCTTCGGATATCTCCAAGACCCCTACCCCGGTGCCTGCATCAACACTCTACGGCATCATCTGGCAGCTGATCCAGGGATGTTTTTCTAACTATTCGTTAAAGAAATGTTTCACGAATAGTTAAACACTATATCTTGTGGTTTTATTGCTAATCATCGCTAGATATGGTTTTTGTTGTCTCCGTGTCCGTATCCGGGAGACTTTCAGCATCTGGCGGGAACAACCTGGGCAGCTGTTCGGCTGTAAGTTTTGGCTTTGGCTGCTCAATATGCACCGGTGCAGTCTCTACTAGGCCGTCAATCGCCTTGCAAAGAAAGATGTATCCCACGTTGCCAGCAGCGGCCCCTTTGTATCGTCCAAGCTTACACTCACTCATCCATTTGTGTACCATGTCGGTCCTCGTACAGCTAAGCCTATCGCACCAATCCTGCCCCTTGGCACTCTCACCAGATGCCCAGCTGTATAATGTATCTCTCGATATGCCAACCATTAAAGCGAATTCCTCAATAGTAGGCTTTTGATCATAATCATAACATAACTCTGTATATCTATCCCATATAGCAGATATATAATCGCAGTTGGTATATATATCCAAGCTCTTGTGGAATGTATTAATACACCTGTCTATAGGTTTACCGAATAACTTTTTGTTAATATATTTAATAAGTCCGGTAAAGGAACTTGATGAAAGCTTATATAGGTTTTCCGGATGTGGCATGTGTTGCTCATACTCTAATGCGCACTCAGCAATGCGATCTGGGATTACTTGCGTGCCAGAATCGGACACCGTCACATTGACTGTTTTGCTTTTTGCCATTTTATCACCTCCAAAAAACCAAATAAAAACGCCCACAGACAGAACCGATCAGATTCCATCTGTGAGCGTGTAACCTCAAATATTGCCGTCCTTGCTCCTGCTGCCTATCCTGATCTGGACTTTGTGCCCCTCTCACGGCTCCGGGGCAATCCTCAGGACTTGGCTATGTTTTAAATAAAGCATACACCAGATTTTTTTATCTGTCAAGCGTATACACCATACCATTTTTACAGATACCCTAGGCCCTTATATATAATATATATATATTAATAATAATTATCGTTGATTATATTAAAAATAAATATAAAAAAATAATATATTATATTTATGTAGTCCAGAATAGGGATTAAAAAGAGATATAGGATATTAATAGGGGGTACGGGGGAAAGAAGAAGGGAAAAGAGGATATTAAGGGGAAGGAAGTAAATTTTGCATGTGTTGTTTGCCTGCTGATCTGTTGACCTTGCCCGGCCGCCTGGATCCGGTCCGGTTGTAATCTTCGGAGCTCTGGAAAACCTAGGATTTACGACGGTTTGCGGGCTTTTGAGAAGTTGCCCGGCCCCGCCTCTGGAAGTGCCCACAAAACGCCAAAATAAGTGCCGTGAAAGCCAGGCGAACTAGGAAGTGAGCCAACCAATGAACCACCAGACGAACCATCATAAACCCAGTAAATACAAGGCTTTGCGGGTATGTGCGAACCGCAGACGAACTAACAAACGGACTAGCAAACGGACACCCAGACGAACCAATAGAGCACAAAAAAGCGGTCGAATATGACCACTTTTTAGCTATCCAGCTTCGCTTTTACATCTTCATCATGGACACAAACAGAAAATCCATTATCTAACAATATTTTACCTACTCCAACTGCTTCGTCTCCAAAACTAGACTCTACAGTTTTCGGTAATGTTTTGCACCAACCACCTACGCGTTGACTCCATTCATATCCTCTACTTTTAACAAGACTTATGAAATCGCTATTTTTCATGTAACAAAGTTTTATATATCGATCAACACCACCTAAATCTACATACTCTGTAATCTCTACTGTATCATAATATTTCTGGCTTGTGGGTATGATCGTATCTTCCGGCAGAAATCTTGATGCTTGTAGCTTTCTTTCCAAAATATCCTCATAACACAGCACAAACTCTTTATCACAGATATGATCCCGATTATCAATCCAGAACTTTGCATCAGTTTTTGTATTGATTAAGAATTCTGCCGCCAATTCGTGTTTTTCACAATAGTCCAGGAAATCTGCCCTTATTGTATTTGCCCAGACGATCTGTTTTTCCGTTCCGCTCAGATCGGGCATATCATACTGTTCTGCAATCTCTTTATTTCTTTCTTCCTTTTCTTTTTGCTTGCAGTCTGGACACAAATCGGAAAAATACTGTTTTGCCCTCCATTCCTTGTAGGATTTTGTGCCCACAAGCTCTATACCACCCTCATGACCGCATGAGTGCTTTCCTTCATACCAAGACATATATTTTACCTCTTTTCTTTTTTCGATAGTTATGTTATAATGTTTTCAGAAACTCTTTGGCGGGGTTGATCCTTGATTTAATTCTAGAGATATAGTATTCCCCGCACACAAAGAGTTTCTTTTTATTTTCTGGCCATTTCATCCCACTCTTGACCTGTTTTTGAAAAATATTTCAACAAATTTAAAAGTCGTGCCCTTTCGTAATTTTCATCTCCAACAGCTGCTGCATATTCTCTTCTTAAAATTTCTCTGTTTGCCTTGATAACATCCTCCTGCTTAACGTATCCTACTTTCTCATCAGGATATCTACTACGTCCGTGATTTATGGCTGATGTAAAAACATTACCATAATCATCAATATAAAACTCATATATAAAATAGCACCATTCGTCATCATCCGTTTCCCGAAAAATTGCAGGTTCGGGAAAATTAATGTCTGTATGTATATGGTATTTTTCATTTGTTAAATATACTTTTACAGGAATACCCTGTAAAAAATATTCACCATTAGATCTCGTTAATTTTGTTCCGTATAAAAACATTTCCATTTCTCTTGTATTATCTCTCATGTTATCTTCCTCCTGATTTTTATTTACTACTCTTTACAGTTATTATAATACACCGTTTATAATGCAATGTCAATATATTTCTACATTATTTTTAATGTTTCTATTTCTGATCATTTTCTACATATTTTATAATGTTTCCGGGCTGCATGTCTAACAACGTACAAATTTTATCAAGTGCTATGATTCCGACCATTTCCCCATGTCTTAAAGACTGGATCGCATTTTCCCCCAGCAACTTTTCCTTTCTTAGCTTTGTTGTAGTGTATCCACTTTCTTTTAGCGTATCTAACACATCAAACTTATATTTAAGCATATATTTTCACCTCCATAAATATTTTACATTATTTTTGAACCATTTTCAATAGGTTTACATTATAAATAATGCACAAATATTTATAGCTTGTAATGCTTTATTTTTGGTGTATTTGTGTATTACAATTACATTAAATTTAATGTATTATATAGACAGTTAAAGAAAACAGCTCACCAAGCAAAAGGAGATAGAAAACATGAAAAACATCAAAATTGAAAACGGAAAAATCTATTCAGAGTCTTTCGGAAAAACGGACGTATTCGAGATTGTCGGAAGAATCCCGGTAAGTTATCAGATCTGGAACATCGGCGAAAACATGGGAACGCATGACTACATTCCGTTATGCCAAGACCTGCACCCAGAAGATAAAGACGATTACAGCATTAACCCGGCAACACTTAAAGCTATAAGAGTAACCCCGGAAGAATGGGAGAAGCTGAACAAAGCAGCAAATTATGGAGTTAATAACCTCCAGTCAGCAGCCAAGGCGTTAAAGAGCAAACGTCGCGGATACATGAGCGACAAGAAAAGAGCGCTTGCAGAACTCACAATTGATATTTTTATGAAGCTTTCATAGCCGAAACCGCCGCCCGGCGGTCTGTAGGAACTGCCCCACCTGTACCGATGAGACAGGGCAAACGAAAGGAGAACGGAACCATGACAAAGAACGAATTGTTGAAAGAGCTTGATAGACTGGAGAAAGAAAAAGGCGTTGACCTAGACGGGATTGGACAAAATAGCAATAAAAGCACTATCCAGAACGCTATAAATTGCCTGTTATGCCCCGATGATTTGCTAGAAAAGTATTTGACCGTTTTAACACTCAAATACCCAAATACAGGCGCAAAAATCGCAGAAAATGAAAACTTTAAAAAGCACCGTTTCAATCGGTTGTATGTTTTCAATACCGCCAGGATGATTTTAGCAGATTAAGCCGAAACGCCCGCCAGGGCGTCCACCGCGGGACGGTCTCCCGGTGCTGATGAGGCAGACCAGAAAGGCAAAAACATGAGAAGATACAAAATCACCGCAGCAAACAGAAAACACTTTGAAAGCCTTATAAAAGATTACAGGGCAGCTGGTTTTATGCTCATAACCTTAGGCAATCGAGTTGCAGAGCTAGAAAACAATGAGGAATTTGTATTTATCGAGTATTAAGGAGGTCGAAAAATGGATAGAACATTAATAAAACTTTTGTACGAGTGTATGTAGATCAAGACTAACAAGCCGCCGCAGGGGATGCAGGCCCAGCCCAATACCGGGCGGCGGTGTTTATCTCCCAGCTCCCAGGGTGAAGGGAAGAAAGAACAATCATGTTAGATTTTTACTGGCAATGTGCATATTTTTAGGCGGCTATATGTGCCGCGTAGCTGCTGAGGATACAGAAGAATAATAAGGTAAAAATCCAAATCGCACCAATCAATCTCCTGTATTTAGGATACCATTATTCTGTGAATTAAGTAACTAAAACTTCCCACACCTAAACAGGGCTTCGCACCTTGAAAATTCAATATTTCA